TGGTGTCGTCTCCGTCACAATATAGATACACCACAACCGCGTTTACTTTGTGCGATTTAGTATAGTTGGTGGCGATGAATTTTACCATATCAGATAGCTGGTTGTCCGACATTGCATAGAGGTAGTCCTCAGAAGCTGTTACGCGAAGTGTCATGCGCTCAGCAGAGTTTGTGCTCGTGTCCTCGAACTCAGCGACTTTGTAGATATATCCTGATACGGTTACTGTTATCTCGTCCGTTTTTGCTCTTCTTTGTCTGAGCGTAAACTGTAGCTGTTCCTGCTGATAGAGCGTTGATCTTGTAATAAACACAAGTGTCGAGCACAGTTTCGTCGTAAACGAACGTTGCAACGGCTGGGTCGGAGCTTACGAACTCAATGTCGTCAATGGAGAAATCCTTTTTGCCATCGACCTTGAAGTAGCCCTTTGCAGAGTCACCCGCATCAAGCTCGACGTGCCCGCTTGAAGCAACCAATTTTAGCGATGATATTCCGGTTGAAGTTGATTCGCTGCAAGCGGACATGGATAAAACGCATAGAAAAGCTGATAATAGTGCCAGTATTTTGCGCATACAGGAGTCCTCCTATTCTTTTTTTCTGTAATTTTGCAGAATGATAACGTTACTGCTTAGCCGACGCTTGTGACAAGCTCGTGATTGTGCAGCAGCGACAACAGTTCTTTTTCGTTCGCGCTAAGATACGGGTCGAGCAACTGCCAGATAACAGCGACGTCACGGTCGGAAGCCTTACGGAAAGCAGAAATGAGAACGCGCTCCTCCGTAGAGTATTCGGGCCTGTCGCGGGTTTGCGTTTCAGAGAGGCCAAGCAAGTAGTCGGTCGTCACATTGAGCGCTGTTGCTATATTGGCAAGTATGTCAATGCGAGAAGATTTGTTGACGCCGTTAATGTATCTGCTTATGGTTGCTTCTTTTGTATTTGCTGCGTCTGCAAGCCATTTTTGAGAGACTCCTCGCTCATCGAGGAGTTGCTTTAGTCTGTTGCCGAAGTCGGTCATTTTGCGTTCACCTCCTTGCACATTGTAGCGTAATTCGATTGAAAAAAGTTAATTCTTACGAATTTCAGAATATTTTTATCAAAATTGCTTGACAATTACCATTAAGTAAGTTAACGTTATGATACGTTATCAATAAAACCACGGAACAGGAGGAATAGCTGGATGAACACGAGCGAGCTTCGGGCTGAGCGCATCAGACAGAACAAGACAGTGGCATACATGGCGAAAGTGATTCAGAAGACGGGCGATGCCTACGCGAAAAAGGAACGCGGCGTTGTAAAGTTTACTCCCGAAGAAATCGCAGCCGTCTCCAACGACCTTGCGCTCAGCTCTGATAAGGTTAATCTGATTTTTTTTGACTCAAAATTACTTTTCGGTAAGCGCTCCAATGATTTTGCGATTTACTTATCGGAACTGTAAGCATCATACCACGATAGAGGTGAAAGCGAAATGGGAACCGACTGCGTGAAAGGCAATGACAACATCTACTTCCGGTGTAGGAAAGAGGCCGCAAAGTACAACGACAAGCTGAACAGCCGTGAAAGCGCTGCTGATCTGCTTGGCGTTTCCGTTTCGTCCCTCGCAGATTACGAGCTTGGGAACACGAAGGTCGTACCGGTCGATAAGGTCGTTCTCATGGCTGACCTGTACAATGCCCCGCAGCTGCTTAACAGCTACTGCGCAACCGAGTGCCCCATCGGTTGCAGACGCGAAATCGTCACCAAGATTCAGACGCTTGAACGCACAACGCTTGGTCTGCTGGATTTGTTTTCTCAGGACAAGCTGTCACGAATAATGTCATCACTCACCAGCATCGCTGCTGACGGGAATGTTGAACCGAAAGAGCAGGAGAAGATGGACGAGGTTGTGAGCTATTTAAATGAAATCAGGTTGCGTATTGAAGAGCTTACACTCTACGAAGACAAGCGGAGGGGTAATGACAGATGCTGAGCACAGAAGAAATGAGAGCCTTGCTCCTGAGGGAGTTCGGAATAAAAAACGATGCAGACCTTGATAGAGAGCTGCGGATGATTGGAGGAATCAAAGTTGCTGTATTCACGGATGATTTCAAGGCGGCGACCATTTAAGAAAAAAGTTGTGAGATGGCTCAGAAGAAACCTCGTGTATCTGTTTCTGATTCTGTCTTTCATGATCGGAATGCCGATTGGAGCGATCATCAACTACTCCGCACAAGCGGCAGATGATGGGCAAATACCTGTTGCAGCTACAGTTGAACAGGTTGAGGCCACGGCTTGTGTTGCAACGGTTTGGGAGCCTGCTGCTGACGATGTTGAGATTCTCGCCAAACTGATTTGGGGAGAGGCGAGGGGCATCCCGTCCACGACGGAAAAAGCCGCTGTTGTATGGTGCGTTCTTAATCGCGTCGACTCATCTTCGCATCCAGACACTGTCCGCGCTGTTGTAACACAGAAACACCAGTTCGCTGGATATAGTCCTGACTTTCCCGCGACCGAAGAGTTTAAGGCCATTGCTTATGACGTCCTCCTGAGATGGCACTCCGAAAAAGAAGGAACCGAAAATTCAGGAAGGGTTTTGCCAAAAGAGTATTTGTACTTCACCGGCGACGGATATCACAACTACTTCAAAAAGAGATGGAGTAGCTCTGCTGATACATACAACTGGGTGCTGCCGACACCGTACAGCAGCTGAAGATTGGAGGTGTAATGAATGAAACTGGAAACAAAGATGCTTGTTATGAAAGCTCGCAGAGAAGCTGAGAAAGAAATCGGCGCCATCATTCCTGATGACATCGCTACTGAAGTCCTCAGCTACTGCGAAAGGAAGCTCGTGTGTATGAAGAAGGACGAGGACTATTTGCCAATCTTGTATAGATGCGAGCTTCCTCTGCAAGCGCAGATGAGAGAGCTTACCGAGCTGTCAGCCTATTTGAATGGAGGAAAACGTAGATGTGCGACATTTGCATGAAGTCACCTCATGACCCTAGATGCCCAAATGCAACGGTAGATGCTTCATATATTTGCGAGTTCTGCCAAGAGCCGATTGCCGATGGGGACGTGTGCTATGAGCTTGATGGCGATCACTGGCACGAAGAGTGCTTCAATGACAATGCTGTTGACATTCTGCTAGAACGCTTTGAAGCACGGAAAGAAATTGCCGGAGGCTATTGATTGAAATGTATGATCTGAAAATGCCGACATTCGACGAACTCACCTTTGAAGAAGAGCAGCATATCTACAAGCTTGATGGGAAGTACATACCGTCTGTTACAACTGTTATGAAGCCGCTTTCGCAAGCGCTGTACAAAGACGTCGATGAGTCCGTCCTGAATAAAGCGGCCGCAAGAGGCACGGCAGTCCACAACGCTATTGAGAACTTCGTTAAGTTTGACTTCAGCGATATCGACCCTGAGTATGAGGGATATCTGCGAGGTTTTAAGGACTGGTGGAAAGAGACGCAGCCAGTTCCTCTTGGCAGCGAATGCCGTGTGTACCACAAGGTACTGCGATATGCCGGAACAGCGGATATGCCTGTTGAAATTGACGGCAAGCGCATCCTGATTGATTTCAAAACGTCAGCAGGTGTCAACAAGATGCTGACGGGCGTACAGCTCGAAGCGTATGCCAAAGCGTATGAAAGCCACGGAATACCGTTCGATGGCAAAGCAATCCTGCATCTGAAGAGCAGCGGCAAGTACGACTGGACGTACTATGACCGGAACGACAGCGAGAGCTGGGAGGTCTTTGGGTCATTGATTGTGGTGTACAACCACATCCAAAAATACAAGTGGAGGTAACTTGAATGAATAACACAGAAGAGAAGATTGTGGCCGTTGTTGAGCCGCAGGAAGCTCCCGGCGAGGAAAAGCTGGCGACTGAAGTCACCGACATCGAGGTCAGAGCCGAATCGCTCCTCGTGACAGACGACCAGCAGTACACGGAGGCTGGCGAGTTCGGCGTTCTGCTCAAGCAGAAGATGGCCGAGGTCACAGCGTTCTTCGCGCCCATGAAAAAAGCCGCACACGATGCCCACAAGCAGGTATGCGACCGGGAGAAGCAGATGCTCACTCCGCTGAAAAATGCAGAGAGCATCCTGAAAAAGTCGATGGGAGCCTACGCCATGAAGAAAGAGCAGGAACGTCGAGCGGCAGAGGAAGCTGCCAGACGTCTCGCTCAGGAGGAGGCAGACCGCAAGCTGGAAGAGGCAATCAAGGCCGAAGCATCCGGTGACAAGGCGGCAAGCAATGCAGCGATGGCCGATGCCACCATTGCAGACAGTGCGTCCCGGATGGTCACGGTCGAAAGCGATACTCCGAAGGCCAAAGGCGTGAGCTACCAGAAGGACTGGGAGATCACGGACATTGATCTGAGCAAAGTCCCGACCAGCATCGCCGGTGTCCTCATTCGTCCGGTTGACACAGCCGCTGTCATGAAGCTCATTAGAGCTTCTAAGGGCACTATTCAGATCGAGGGCATCACATATCGGGAGACAGCCAAAATGAGCTTCAGAAGGGGGTAAAACGATGGCAAATGATTTGATGTCAGTCAATTACGAAACCGCACTCGGTAATGTCCAGCTGGATGCCGAAACCGTAAAGCAGTATCTGGTCAAGGGCAACGGCAATGTTTCCGACCAAGAGGTTTTCTTGTTTGTGAAGATGTGTCAGGCACAGCGGCTGAATCCGTTCGTGACCGGTGAGGTCTACCTCATCAAGTTCGGACAGCAGCCGGCACAGATGGTCGTCGGGTACGACACCTACAAGAGACGTGCCGATGAGAATCCGGCGCATCTCTATACAGAGAGTGGTATTGTAGTCTGTCGCGGCAGTTCCGGCGAAATCGTTCAGAAAGTCGGTGCTTGTTTGTATCCGTCTGAACAGCTTGTCGGCGGCTGGTGCAGAGTCCACAAGCTGAAAGGTGAGCGCGAAGTCACCACATTCAAGGAAGTCGGCTTCAACGAGTACAACAAGGGCAACTCGATCTGGAAGGAAAAGCCCTGCACGATGATCGAGAAGGTCGCCATTTCGCAGTGCCTGAGAGAGGCTTATCCGAAAGACTACGAGGGTCTGTACACGGCGGAGGAGCTTGCCCCAACGCAGTACGACGTAATTGTCGATGATAACGGGGAAGTCATCAATGGCAATCACTCGACTGAAGATGATGAGCAAATCACTCAGGGTGAACGTCAGGCACTGTTCTTCAAGGCGCATTCTTCCTTCGGCAAGGAACGCGGCAATGACGTCCTGAAGCAGCTCATCGAGATGGAGGGCTTGCAGTCCACCACCCAGATGACCAAAGCATCCTACAAGCGGATTTGCGAGAAGATCGACGACCTCGTGCTCGAAGAGGCCGAAAACGGTGCTGGCGACAGTGCTGAGGAATGAGAATTACGCCGGGGCGGTCGGCTGACCGGCCGCCCCCAAAAGAAAGCAGGTGAATGGAGTGCCGTGGATTGCAGTACATGAAGAAGTGCTTGGAAGTAAGCTCAGAGGACTGCGGAAAGAGATCAAGTGCTCCGAAGCGGAGGCGCTCGGAATCCTGACAGTTTTCTGGCTGTGGGCACGCAAGAATGCTGATATAGATGGTCTGATTGGCAACGCGGACAAAAGCGATGTTGCAAACGCTATCAGGCCATATATCGATGATCTGGATGCATACAACGTAGCAGATGCTCTCGTCCAGCATGGCTGGCTTGATGATGTGGACGGGAAGTTATATGTCCATGATTGGTACGAGTGGCAGCAGTATTGGTACAGCTACCTCGATAAGAAGGAGCGAGATAAACAGCGAAAACGCCTCGAGCGCGAGAGACGCCGATCTGAGGTGCATGAAGAGGACACCGGCAACGAGACTTCTAAGCCTGCTCCATCAGAAGAAATTCCTGCTCAAGAAGCTGCGAAAAAGGCCAAGAAGCCACCAAAGACCAAGTATGCTGACAGCGTTCGTATGTATCCAGAAGAAGTTGAAAAGCTGGTAAGCACCTACGGAAAAGCCTTCACGGACAAGCTCATTGAGGAACTTGATAACTATAAGGTTGCCACTGGAAAACGATATAAGGATGACTACAGAGCCATTCTTAATTGGGTCGTTGAAAAGTGCGAGAAAAAGTATCCCCAGCTCAGAAAACGGCAAGTTTCCGGCTCAGACCGCCAATCTTCAGGCAACCCATTTGCTGATTACAAGTGAAAGGAGGCGCTTTTATGGGAAACGGAGCTATATCCGACACTCTCGAAGGAATCGTTGCGAGAGCAGAACGAGCGAACCGGCGAGAGAATGGTGACTACATAGGTGCTGATGGTTTGCTCTATTGCGGTAAGTGCCGGACTCCGAGGCAGTGCAGGATGCAATGGATAGATGGCTCTGAAAGAACGCTTCCTGTCCTTTGCGAATGTAGGCAGAGATCTGAGGCAAAGCAAAAGCAGAACCAGCAGCACAAGCTGGAAATGGAGCGAATCGAGCGGCTTAAAAAGAGCAGCCTGATGGACGATAAGTTCAAAGCCTGTACGTTTGACAATCTGATTGTTACTCCAGATAACCGGAGGCAGGTGAAAATCAGCAAGCGTTACGCTGAGAAGTTTGATGAACTGTCTGCGAAGAATCAAGGCTTGCTGTTTTATGGAAACGTTGGAACCGGAAAAACGCACCTCGCTTGTTGCATCGGGAACTACGTCATTGAGCGTTTGCATTCCGTATATGCGACATCATTTGTAAAGATACTGCAACAGGCGAAAACGTTCGTTGGCGAAGACGATGAGTCTGCATTTGTCCGTAGAATGAACGCCGCGTCGCTCGTTATCCTTGATGATCTCGGAGCAGAGCGCAGCACTGATTACGCTCTTGAGACTGTGTATAACATTATCGACAGCCGGTACAGGAGCGGAAAGCCAATGATTGTCACGACCAATCTCTCGCTTGGAGAGATGCAACAGTCGGCAGACATCAGATACAGCCGAATCTATGACAGAATATTCGAGGTGTGTTATCCGGTTGAGTTTCCCGGCACATCGTTCCGCATGAAAGAGGCTGCTCATAGATTTGATGACATGAAAACTATATTGGAGGGTTGAATAATGAAAATCGAAATTTTCAACGAGGCAGATCGTCTGGAAGTTGCCGCCATCCTTGTTAAGAATGGGTATAAAGTTTGGCAGAGCAAGGAGCGGCGGACTCCGACAGGAAAGTCGTTTGTCTATTATATTGAAGCCGAAAAGATGCAGCCTGTGATTGCTGACAAGGCCGGTGAGCCAAAATGAAAGTGCGCTTTGTTATATCTGGAGAGCCATGTGGGAAAGGCCGGCCGCGTTTTTCGGAAAAGGCTGGGTGTACATACACGCCTGAGAAAACAAGTAGGTACGAGAATCTCGTGAAGCTCGAATATGAACGCCAATGCGGATATCGTTTCGAAGACAATGAGCAGCTCGACATGAGAATCTACGCCTACTATGGCATTCCGAAGTCTGACAGCAAGAAGAAGGCTGCTCTCAAGCTGCAAGGTGCTATTCGCCCTGTCAAAAAGCCCGACATGGACAATGTAATGAAGATTGTCGCAGACAGTCTCAATGGCGTTGCATACAGGGATGATACGCAGATCGTCGATTCGATGGTTCGCAAGTTCTACTCAGATAGACCGAGAGTACAGATCGTCATCCAGACTGCACGGAGGACTTCAGACGATGGGCAAGTATAGGAAAGGCTCTCGCATCACCTGCATGGAGGAGCTCGTCAAGCAGGACGTGGTGTTCTTCCGCGAGAAGGTTCTCCACCGGAGCTTTTTTCAGTCGTGGCAGATTCGCTACGCAATCATTCAGATTGAGCGTGGAACTCTGTTCCGGGCGGATGAATGCTACGACCCGAAGAAAGTCTGGAGCAGAAAGGCTGACGGCAGCGACTACGAAAAGGAGTTCTGGGGCACGGAGGAAGACCGTGCGTAAAGAAAGGAGTCACGTTCAATGAATAACGAAAACGCTTTGCCGAGGATTGCAAAAAGAGGCTTCTGGGCAAGAGAGACACCGCGCCATTATTGCACGGCCTGCGGAGCGCCCGCACCTGTTGGGGCAGACGGCAATGAAGACCTCTCCGCTTGCTGCCCGAACTGCCACATGGATATGGTTCTTGAGCCGGAAGGCGGCTTGGGTGAACGCTTTCAGGAACTCCGCTTTGTGTATGACACAAAGAAGGTTCAAGATATCATCACAACCGCCGTTTGCAGACAGGTGAACGATAAGGCTGAAGTGCTCTGGCACGATTCTATCGTTGAGGCGATCAAGGAACGCTGCAAGGCGATAGAAAGCGATGTCACAACGATGCTCGACGGCGAAAAGCGTACTTTTATCGAGGAAATGACGCGGTTGGCCGTCAAGAACCAGTGCGAGGCGGTTGTTTCCAAAGAGGTCGGAAAGGAAGTCCGGTCGATCACGAAGGAGATTATTTCCGGGATGGAAGATCAAATTCGAGACAGAGTGAGAAAATCCGTTTTCGCATCATTCGGTGACAGCCATGAGTAAAGAGATCGAATGGAGCGAAATGTATGGAGTCGGAACTATCGTATGTTGCTGCGATACCTGTAGCGCCGTTGAGGAATTCGACTTCGACGACAATTACCCTGATTTTGAGGCTGCACAGAGAGAACTGAAAAAGCTCGGGTGGATGCCTTGCAAGGTCAATGGTAAATGGTACGACTTTTGCTCTGAGAAATGCAGAAACGCTTTTATCAAAGCGCACTGATAAAACAAGAAAAGGAGTAATTGAAATGAACAGAAACGACATTCTAACCCTGAACATCGACAGCAATGCATTTGCTGCCATGAAGGAGGACTTCAACAAGGTGCTCCGCAGAACGCTCAGCAATATGCAGACTAAGGAAAGCGATGAAGCCACGCTGACTTTGAAGCTGAATATCAGGCTCACCGAGATGGTCGTCCCGGACTACAGTTCTCATGATACCTTTGCGACTAGAACGATTCACAATCCTCGATTTGACCACAAGATCAACTCCGTCATGCAGATCAAGACAGAGGAGTCCGGCTCACTGAAGGGCGAGTACGAGCTTGCGTGGGATGAGGACGAGCAGGACTTTGTTATGTGCCCAATCGATGATGGTCAGCGGACACTGTTTGATGATGAAGAACATTCAGTTATCACCTATGATGATGCAGAATCCGACGTTCCTGCGCTTCCCAGCGCGAATGCAGCTCTTGATTCCGGAGATGGATATGACTACGACGAACCGGAGGAAGCGTGATGATGAAAGCTATGCTGAGTCAGCCGATGGCCGGGAAGTCTGACGAAGAAATTCGGGCCACACGGGAGAGAGCATTCGACGCGCTGGAAAGTGCCGGTTATGAGGTCGTGAACACTCTGTTCACTGACGAGTGGTACAGCCGGGAAAACATGAAGAAACGCGGCGTGGTGCAAATCCCGCTGTGCTTCTTGGCCAAGTCCATCGAAAACATGAGCCTGTGCCACGCGGCCTATTTCTGCAAGGGCTGGGAGAAGGCAAGAGGTTGCAGAATCGAACATGAGATCGCAAAAGCATACGGGCTTGAGATCATCTACGAGGAGGAATGAGCATGAACAACGAGCAATTTATCCAGCTTGCCAAGAAGCTGGTCAAGGACTATTTCAACGGTCGGAGCGATAAGACCGACGACGTTCTGGTTTCGGACGATCACATCTACGTCGTCTGGAGCTGCAAGACCTTGCAGAACAACAAGGCGCTGCTGAGCACCATCGTTCCGGACGGTATGTACTACGAGATCACCTACAACGGCGACAAGCGCGAGTGCTACTTCGACGCCTACAAGAAGTGGGAGAACCGCTGCTACAAGGTGGAGGATTGACGATGGAACAGCTCATTGACTCAGTCCAGAACCTCGTGAAGGAAGAATACGAAAGAGCTGCTGCCCAATATGGGTGGCAGCATACCAGCCAGCATGAAGCGTTTGCGGTTATCCTCGAAGAGTATCAGGAAACCTGCACTGACATTGAGTGCGTCGGCAACCGCATCGAAGAGTTCTGGAAAAACGTCTGCGCTGACGATGTCGCGCAGAACAAGCCGATTGCAATGCAAATCCACAATGCCGCTCTGCTCGCCGCTTGCGAAGCAATTCAGACTGCTGCAATGGCGTACAAGGCCACGAAAGGGTATAAGAAGCCGGAGGTAGATTATGAATAAAGTGGTTCTGTCTGGATATATCGCTTCTGACATCGAACTGAAAACCACGAATCAAGGCACGTCTGTCACGAACTTCAGGCTAGCTGTCAGACGGCCGAGAACCAAGAATGATACGACCGATTTCCTGACCATCGTTGCATGGAGAAGCAACGCTGAGTTCATCTCGAAATACTTCCACAAGGGGAGCGGAATTGAACTCAGCGGCATCGTTACCACTCGCAAGTGGCAGGACAATGACGGGAATGATCGGTATGCAACTGAGATCGTAGTGGAGGACGTTGATTTTGGGAAAGGGTCAAAAGATGGCGGAAAAAGCAGCAATGAATCGTCGTACCAAGAGCCGCAACAGGGAGGCTTCACGGAATACAGCGATGATGAAGACCTCCCGTTCTAATCGGAATAAGAGAAGCGACGTTCGAAGAGGCGACATCTATATGGCTGATCTGAGCGGAGACAGCATTGATTCTGTGTGCCGGGTTCGACCTGTTCTCATCGTACAGAACAACAAGGGCAACGCGCACAGCTCAAGCTACATAGCCGCACTGATTACCAGCAAGCCAAAGAAATCGCTTCCAACTCATGTAATTCTGGATAAGTCAAGTGGACTTCGGAGAAACAGCACCGTCCTCTGTGAGCATATCGTAACCGTCAGGCGGGATATGCTCATGGAGTACATCGGCACGATTGTCAATACCGACGACGAGTTCAAGGTGAACAAGGCGCTGTCTGTGTCTCTTGAATTGCGGAAATAAGCATAAAAAAACAACCGCCCACCGAAAGCGGTAAAGCGGCTGAATGTTTGTAGCAAAAACATTGTAGCACAGCCAGTAAGTATTCGCAAGTAGGTGGGAGGATTGTTCGAGATGAAAGATAATCCGAATCTTGTCCACGGACAGTCCGCGGACGCTTTGGAAAAAGGCGAGATTGATGCCATGAAGGAACGTCTCCGTGACTACCGATCAATGAACAAGGAAATCGAAAATCAGATTGAGCGGTTAGAGCGAATGGAAATGAAAATCTCAAGCATAGGAAGTCCAGTTCTCAGTGATATGCCAAAGAGTCCGAGTACCGCCTATGACAGAATGGCAAGCAGTGTCGCTCGTAAGGTCGATTTTGAGAATGAGATCAAGGAGCTGATTGCCGAGAGAGACTCGGAATGCCGTTCCCTCGAATCGCTTATCCGGCAGCTGAAAAAGCCAGACGAACGAGCGGTCATCAGAATGCGATACCTCGACATTGAGGACTGGGAGGACATCCTGATGATGATCTTCGGTGGGCAGCGAGACTTCAACGACAAGTATGACAACTACAAGCAGCGGATGTTCCGGCTGCACAGTGCGGCGATCAGCAACATGGCCGCGCTCAGTCACTGAAAGAGGCCGCCAGAGAAATCTGGCGGCTTTTTAATAATCCGAATGGCGGCGGTGAAACCGCACATCGGCAGGAATGTGCCATAGCCACAGACAGTTGAGGCTCAGTGCATTGATGTAAAGTTCCAGAAAAGTTTTCGGTAATAAACGACAGCGAATGCGATTGAACGATTCTATGCATCTGCGTAGAATGATACCATCGAAAATTGACCGTCCGGGGAGAATCCTCGGGCGGTTTTTATGCGTAAAGGAGAATGAGCCTATGAGCACTGAGAAACGCATAGAAGTCGTCACGATGAAGGCGAAGGACATCAAGACCGGCTTTGGCAACCCGCGAAAGATCGGGAAGAAAAAGTATGAGGAGCTGGAAGCCTCGCTGGATGCCTACGGAGATTTCGGCATCTTCCTGATTGACGAGCACGACAACGTGATCGCCGGCAATCAGCGGCTGTCCATCATCATGAAGCGTGACCCGGAGACGGAGCTGCTCTGCAAACGGCTGATCGGGTACACGGAGGCCGAACTCCGCGCCATCAACATTAAGGATAACACGCATAGCGGTGAGTGGGACTTGAACCTGCTCGCGGACTGGACGGCTGACCTGAACCTCGACCTCGGCATCGAGCTGAACAACACCGCGCTCGATGAGCGGAAGCTGAAGGACATGGAGCTTATCCGTTACGAGAAGTACGACTACATCCTGCTGGTATGCCGGAACGAGCTGGATTATAACGAGCTTATCCGTAAGTTCGGCATCGACGGTGCGAAAGTCAAGATTCCCGGCACGAAGCGCAGCATCAAGGGGCGGGCTATCTGGTACGACCAGATTAAGGCTCAGATCGTGGAGGCGGAGGAATGAAGAAGATCAACCTCGCCGCTCCCCGCATGATGGGGAACGAGCTTGAATATGTGAAACAGGCGTTCGCAACCAACTGGATTGCACCGCTCGGCGCATTCGTCAACCAGCTTGAGGATGACGTCTGCAAGCGCATCGGCTGCGGTGGTGCGGTGGCGCTGTCCAGCGGAACTGCTGCAATACACCTCGCGCTGATCGAGGCCGGAGTGAAGCCCGGAGATGTCGTGTTCTGCTCCGACATGACGTTCACCGCCAGCGCAAATCCGATTGCCTATTGCGGCGCGAAGCCTGTGTTCATCGACTGTGAGCCGATCACTTTTGGTATGTCTCCGAGAGCACTGCAAAAGGCGTTCGAGATGTACAAGCCGAAGGCGGTCGTCGTAGCCAGCATCTATGGCATTCCGGCGCAGCTGGATGAACTGCTGAAGATCTGTCAGCACTACGGTGTGCCGATGATTGAGGACAGCACGGAAGTGCTTGGCTCCACCATCAACGGGAAGTACGCTGGTACGTTTGGTCAGTTCGGCACATTCAGCTTTAATGGCAACAAGATCATCACTACCTCCGGAGGAGGAATGTTGGTTTCAAACGACGGCAAAAGCCTCACACACGCCCTCCACCTTGCGACGCAGGCAAAGGAGCCGAGTGATTTCTATGAGCACCGGGAGCTTGGGTACAATTACCGGTTGAGCAACGTGTCTGCCGCCATCGGCGTAGGACAGCTCGAAAAGCTGGATGAGCTGATTGAGCTGAAGCAGTGCATCTGGAACAGGTACAACCGGGCATTCCAGAGATATGAAAAGTACGGCGTTTGCATGGTACAGATTCCGGCGCGTATGACGTCGAACTACTGGCTGAGCGTCCTGCTTCTCAACGACAAGAGTCGAACGACACCGACCGATATCGTTCGATCTCTCCGCAGTAAGAACATCGAGGCACGTCACATCTGGAAGCCACTGCATACGCAGGAGCTGTGGAAGGGCACCGACTTCGTAAAGATATTACCGACGCCCTGCTCTGACTGGTTCTTCGAGCATGGCGTGTGCCTGCCGTCCGATGTGAACATGACTGAGGAGGAGCAGGAGTACGTCGTTGATGCAGTCAGCTCCGCCATCGACTGGAGCATTCGGCTGTACTACCAGCACGGATATTGAGGAGGCGCGTATGTTCAAAGACAAGAAGCTGCTCATCACGGGCGGCACTGGTTCGTTTGGCAACGCCGTCGTCCGCAGATTCCTCGATACCGACATTGGCGAGATTCGCATTTTCTCCCGCGACGAGAAGAAGCAGGACGATATGCGGAAGCACTACGCAAATCCGAAGCTGAAGTTTTTCATCGGAGACGTCAGAGACAGAAACAGCATCGTCGACGCAATCGACGGTGCTGATTTTATTTTCCACGCAGCCGCCCTGAAGCAGGTTCCGTCCTGCGAGTTCTATCCGGTGGAAGCTGTGAAGACCAACGTGCTCGGCACGGCGAATGTACTCGATTTGGCAGCGCAGCATGGCGTGAAGAGAGTTGTCGTCCTCAGCACAGACAAGGCGGCGTATCCCATCAACGCAATGGGGATGAGCAAGGCGCTCATGGAGAAGATTGCAACGGCAAAGGCTCGCAGCATCGGAGACAGAGGCACGATCATCTGTCGGACGCGATACGGAAACGTCATGGCATCGAGAGGCTCGGTCATTCCGGTGTTTAAGGAGCAGATGCTCAATGGCTACGATGTGACCGTAACCGACAGCCGAATGACCCGATTCATGATGACGCTCGATGATGCAGTTGAGCTCGTCCTCTATGCGTTCCGGAACGGGCAGCAGGGCGACCTGTTTGTTCAGAAAGCGCCGGCCGCAACCATCCAGACGCTCGTTGATGCAATGGCCGAAGTGCTCCATGTCACGCCGCTGGTAAGACCCATCGGTGTCCGGCACGGAGAAAAGCGGTATGAGACGCTGGTCACAAAGGAGGAGATGGCAACTGCTGAAGACCTCGGCAGTTATTTCCGCGTTCCGATGGATGACCGCGATCTGAACTACGGATTTTCCGGTGTGGAGCTTCACAACATCTACGAGCACGATGAGTTCAATTCCGATGTGGCAAGGCGGCTCGATGTGCCGGAGATGAAGGAGCTGCTCTATAAGACCGGCCTGTTCGGGGGTGATGTCGGTGAGTAAGGAAAAGACCATCGGCATCTATGTTCCGAGCTACAAGCGGTCAGGCACGATCATCACAGACCATCTGCTGAACTCGTGCACCTACGTTGTGCGGAAGTCGGAGGAGGAGCTGTACAAGGCTGCTGGAGTCCGAAGGGTTCTGGCGGTTGAGGATGAGCTGATCTGTTCTATGTCGAAGGTACGGCAGTGGATTATCGACCAGACGCCGGAGGACATCGTGATTCAGCTGGACGATGACATTTCGCAGATCATGTACCGCCTCGAAGATCAGACGGTGATTGAGGACAAGGACGTGATCGACATGGAGTTCATCCGAATCGCCCAGATTCTCGAAGACCTGCACCTCGGTTTCGCTGCGCTGACGGTGACGGCGAAGCCGTGGAGCTACACGCAGGAGTTCCAGTTCGCCGGCCTGTGCGGTGGCATCTACTGGTTCGACAAGGAGTGGTACAAGGCTAAGATGGACGAGAAGGCAGACGTGAAGGAGGATACCGACAAGGTGCTTCAGGAGCTGCTGTACAATCGCATCATCATCATTCCAAAGTATCTCGCCATGACTGCCGGCATCGACACGAATGAGGGCGGCGACAACGTGAACAAGAACATGAGGAAGATCATTGAGTGCAACGAGTATATGCGCCTGAAATGGGGCAGGTACTACGAGTTTGATGAGCGGAAGAACACGCCCAAGATTGCCGTGAAGAGGTAGCCTGATGAAATGCCCGTACATGAAGAGCATCGAGACGCACGTCCAGATTTGGAATCAGCATCACGATGATGACCCGGACAAGACAGCTGGGGGAATCGTTGACCAGTGGTACTACGCGCTGATGGACTGTCTCAAATGCGATTGTGCAGCATGGTACGATGGGCGCTGTCACTACAACGACCGGTGACTTGTTATCCTTTTGTGAACAAGGGAATATTTGCTTGACTGCTTGCGTTTTATCCTGCTACGATTACGGTACGATAAACCGAAAGGGGTTGAGTAAACGTTGGGATACAACGAATTGTACACGAAAAACGGCCACAAGATGAGTGAGATGTCCAATCTGCTACAGAAAGCAATCCGAAGAGGAAACCCTGAGCTCGCTGGCTATGCTGCCAACGAGCTTTTTGGCAGATATCACGCTTACCTGTGGCGGCGACTGCTGACCATCTCAGCTGAAGACTGCTACGGTGTCATCACGAAAGAGATCATGGCACTGAAACAGGCTGATGACGAGGTGAACGGCAAGCGCAAGGGCTACGAAAAGGACAAACTGTTCGTAGCAAAGGCCGTAACGCTCCTGCTGTACTGCAAAAAGAACAGAGACGGGTGCTACTTCGCCTGCAACTATATGTTGTCCGAGAAGGTGCTGAAGGAAAACGACTTCCTGTGCCTCGATGACTGCAAGTTCGACGGAGAGCTGCCAGACTACTGCTGCGACTGCCACTCATGGGAGGGTAAGCGGCGCGGCAAGACCGTAGAGGAGTTCATCGAAACAGAAGAGGCTGCTCTGGGAACCGGAGTCGGTGAGAAGCGTGAAGGTATGTTCGACAAGAAACCGTGGGACAGGTTCCTAGCTACCACGAATGCGAAGGGCGGCTACGGCAAGATCGATGAAGAAAGAGGCGTTCCGATGCCTGACCAGAAGGCTCTGAAAGAGCTTGAGAAAAACGGATGGGAGGAGCCTGCTGAACAAGAGACGCTGTTTTGATGCCCAGCAAGACGCCTCTCACAAGCCCATAAATGAGCCACAACGAGCTTTCCTTTTGGGCTACAAACTTAACCAGATGACCGTATTAAGATGCATCCACGCAGTCTTAATGCGGTCATTTTGCATCCAAGAGAAATGCTCAACAGGGGGGGTGGCAGAATGGCGAGGAAAGGCGGCGCTCCAGAGAACCTAAAGCCCATCAAAAGCAAGGAAGAAGCAAAAAAGAGGGGCAGTAATGGCGGCAAGAAATCCGGTGAGGTTCGACGCCGAAAAAGGGATGCTCGTGAGGCTGCAAAACTGATCTTAGACCTTCCTTGTTCGGATGCCATGAAAAAGAATCTTAAAGCAATGTCCGTTGATGAGGCCGATTTCTCAAACCGCGTCGCATTGTTTGCTAGGGCTTATGTGCTTGCGATTGGCGGAGACGTCAACGCGATGAAGTTCATCATCGAGACGTCCGGTGAAACGCCGAAGCAGCAGCTTGAAGAACGGCGCTTCGAGAATGAGCTTGGTCAACAGGAGGGCAGCAACAACGCTGTTGATGACTGGGTGAATAGCATCCCGGATGTGCTCACAGAGGAGGAAGACACGAATGGCGATAACGGAACAGGCAAAAAGGCGTAAATTCTTTGCGCAACGCATTCCGGTATATCAGAAGAATCCTGTCCTGTTCGCAAAGGAGGTTTGTTCCTTCAGCCCTGACCCGTGGCAGGAGGCCGTCCTGATGGATATCGCGTCCAGCACAAAGGTGTCTGTCCGTTCCGGGCACGGCGTCGGCAAGACTGGTGTTGAGGCTGTTACGCTGCTCTGGTTTCTGTCCTGCTTCCGGTTTCCAAAGGTGATTGCAACCGCGCCCACAAGACAGCAGTTGAACGACATTCTATGGTCTGAGGTGGAGAAGTGGAGAGCGAAAAGCCCCCTGCTCAAGGAGCTGCTGACATGGACGAAGACCTACGTTTACATGAAGGGCTATGAGAAGCGCTGGTTCGCAGTTGCGAAGACCGCATCCGAGCCTGAGAATATGCAGGGCTTCCATGAGGAGAATATGCTCATCATCGTGGACGAGGCGTCCGGTGTAGAAGACGCCATCATGGAGGCCATCCTTGCAACGCTGTCCGGCAAGAACAACAAGCTGCTGATGTGTGCCAACCCGACGCGCACGACCGGCGCGTTTTACGACAGTCACAACCGCGACCGTGGTATGTACAAATGCCACCGCGTGTCCTCACTTGATAGCACGAGGACGAACAAGGAGAACATCGCCGCCTTCATCAGGAAGTACGGCGAGCACAGCAACGTCGTCAAGGTTCGTGTCTACGGCGACTTCCCGGCGCAGGAAGATGACGTGTTCATTCCCCTGCCCCTGATCGAGAAGACGACGCTGAATGAGATCGACACGACGAAAATCAACCGCATTTCGGTGGGCGTTGACGTTGCTCGGTACGGTGATGATGAAACGATCATCGCCACGAATGTCGGCGGCAAGATTGACATTCCCGTTGTCCGTCACGGCCAGAGTCTGATGACAACCGTGGGCGACATCGTGAGAACGTACAAGCAGGTCATCAAGGACTACCCGCAGTACACCGGCGTGGTCACGGTGAACATCGACGATACCGGACTCGGCGGTGGTGTTACCGACCGTCTGGAGGAGGTAAAGGCTGAGGAGCGGCTGAGGCGGCTTGAAATTGTCCCCGTCAACTTCGGCCAGAAGCCCCCGCAGGATGGCTCTGAGGAGCACTATCAAGACATCTCGACGTATATGTGGGCGACTGTCAAAGCTGAGATGCAGAATGAGGAAATCAGCATTCCAAACGACGAGGAGCTTGTTGCTCAGTTCTCTGTCCGAAAGTACAGCATCACGAGCTCAGGCAAAATCGTTCTTGAGAGCAAAAAGGATATGAAGGGGAGAGGCATCAAGTCGCCAGACCGTGGCGACGCGGTGGCTCTTTCTTGTTATACGCAGAACAAGGTGTACAACAGCTTCATTGAGCGCACAGAAGCAATCATCATTCCTGCTGATGCAGTCAAATCTATGCAGATTATGCAGGTCAATGTCGGCATTAGCATTGGTAGCTCTGTTCGTGGCACATCGATGGTTGCAACCGCTATTATTGCCGGCCACAAACGAGCCGTCGTGCTTGCATCCGACCGGTATGAAGGAGAAGTTGAAACTGACGCTCTCGGCAAAAAGTTCGATGAGTTCGGCCGGAAGATTCTTGCCAAGTACGGCAAGCTGGACTACGCCTACGTTGATGCAAAGGAGCAGTTCCTGTTCCGCTGTATCCGCGATGCAGCAGATCAGTACAGGCTTCCTGTCACTGTCAGAACCGCTGCGAACGACGATGTGAACAACCGCATCCGTCTAACGACTCGCCTCATGACGCAGAACAGGCTGTTCCTCACAGAAGATTGTGAAACGCTTGCAAAAGCATTCACGACAGCTGTCTGGACTGAGAAGAAAACAGCCGACTCGCGGAGCGACACCTCCGACGTTGGTACGCTGAACGCATTTGAGTACACCATCGAGCGCGAAGGAACGCGATTTATCCAGAATGGATAAGGAGGAGAAGCGATGGCTTTTGAGGCATTGAAGAATTTCGCAAGGAGGATAAAGGGTATGTTCACCAACGGCTTTATGAGAAGCGTTGCTGAGATCGCAGATAGTTCGAGCATCACGTCCGACAGAATGATGACGGCAATCGACCTGTGGCTTGAGATGTTTGGTGGGAATGCACCGTGGCTTGCCGAAAACCACCAAACGCTTGGCATCCCGGCTATTGTCGCTTCTGAGGTTGCAAGATCTGTAACTCTTGAAATGGAGATGAAATTTTCCGGCTCTCAGATGGCAGATTTCCTGACGCAGCAGTTCGAGCCTGTTATCAAGGATATCAGGCCGAGCGTCGAGTATGCTTGCGCCGGCGGCGGCCTTGTGTTTAAGCCTTACATCTACAAGGACGGCATCACAACTGAAATCGTGCAAGCAAATGCCTTCTATCCTGTTGCATTCAACAATGCGCAGAAGATTACCAGCGCGTATTTCATTTACCGCCATTGGGAAGGCAAGAAAGTTTACAGCCGGCTTGAGAAGCACGAGCTGCTCGGCACGCACTACAAGATCACGAACAAAGCGTATGTGTCAATGGTAGATGATGCTCTCGGCAAAGAATGTGATCTGTCTGAAGTCGATGAGTGGGCTGAAATTGAGCCGGAGGTTAACTTGGATAATGTTGAGTCTCCGCTGTTCGCATACTTCAGAATTCCAATTGGCAATACCGTCGATATGAGGTCGCCGCTTGGCGTATCTGTTTACGCTCGTGGCGTTTCACTCATCGAAGAGGCAGACAAGCAGTTTCAGCGCCTGATGTGGGAATACGAGGGCGGTGAGCTTGCAATCGATGCATCGGAGGACGCATTCAAGCACATCAACGGTTTGCCTGTGCTGCCGGAAGGCAAGGAACGCTTGTTCCGAACAAATAACCTTGACGCTGCAACCATGAATGGCAGCGACCTGCTTACTGCATGGGCACCGAACCTGCGTGACGCAAACTATATGTCCGGTCTGAACCGTCTGCTAATCCAGATTGAGGACGCTTGCTGTATCTCTCGTGGCACGCTTTCTGACCCGTCTGAGATTGCAAAAAGCGCCACTGAAATCAAGATTATGAAGCAGCGCTCCTACGCCACCATCACCGACATCCAGAAGTCGCTCGAATCTGCACTTGACGACCTTGCATATGCGATGTACTGCCTTGCAATCCTGTATGACCTTTGCCCTGATGGGAACTACGAAATTGCCTATGTGTGGGATGACAGCATTGTTGTTGATGCTGAAGCTGAACGTATTCGAGATCAGACTGAAGTGTCTCAGGGGCTGATGCTGCCCTATGAGTACCGCATGAAATGGTATGGAGAAGACGAGGCAACAGCCAAACGGAAGCTCGGGGAGCTGAACGACATGACCGATGATGAGTTGCTCGGATTCGATGAAGAGCCGGCAGCCGAAGAGGGGGGAGCCAAGGCAAATGAGCAGGAGTGACTACTACAACGGCGAAGGATACCCTGACCCGACCGCCTATGCTGCTATCAAGGAAGAGAACGAGCTTGAGGCACGGGTTTCATCGCTCGTAAAGGCGCTGCGCACCATCGTGATGCTAAGCGGCTTCGATTTTGTCGGCCGCTTTGAGCTTGTTGATCTCAGAACTGGCCGGCATTTCAAGTAGCCTGCAAGTTACCGCAAGTTACCGCAAGTTAAAACCATTCGAAGAGGAGTCGGAAAGATGCTGAAACCAGAATATCTAATGCAAGCCGCCGACCCCGTCGTTGAGATATACAGTCAGGTTGAACTTGACATTCTTGCAGATATCGCACGTCGCATCGTAAAAACCGGATACTTCACAGACACTGCACAGTGGCAGCTGAGAAAAGCCAAAGAGTTCGGCTATCTTCAAGGCGATGTGAATGGCATTCTCTCCAAAGCCACTGGTCTGTCTCGGAAGGAAGTCCAGAAGCTGATGACCGCTGCCGGAAGCAAGTCGCTGGCATTCGATGACGCGATCTACAAGGCGGCTGGGATGAGTCCGGTTGCCGTTTCTCAGTCTCCTGCTCTGATGGCTATGTTGCTGCAAGGTGTGGACACCACGATGGCGCTCATCGGGAACTACACCAAAACGACGGCCAAAGTGTCCACAGTTGCTTTTAACAGCATTTTGGACAGAGCCTATATACAAATCATCTCTGGAGCCTTTGACCCAACCACAGCGATTAAAAGAGCCATAAGAGAATTGGCGACATCCGGTATTGAAAAGATTGCATATCCGTCTGGTGCTACATCTAGCATTGAAACTGCTGTTCGCAGAGCCGTCACAACCGGCGTGAATCAGTCAGTTTCGAAGTTGCAGCTTCTCCGTGCCGAGGAGATGGGCTGTGAGCTTGTGGAAACCAGCAGCCACGCTGGAGCACGACCGTCACACGCAGAGTGGCAGGGAAAAGTGTTCTGCATCAAGGGACACCACAAACGGTATGGCGATTTCTACCGAGAGACTGGCTATGGAACTGGCGAAGGTCTTTGCGGATGGAACTGCTACCACAGCTTCTATCCGTACTTTGAGGGGCTTTCCACACCGTCATTCAGCCGCGACCCGTCCAGTGATGCCGGCAGAACAAACGGTGATGACTATGAGCTACAGCAAAAGCAGCGCTACTATGAGCGCAAAATCCGAGAGGCGAAGAAGGAGTGCTCCACGCTTGATGCTGCTATGAAAGCGGCACAGAGTGATGAACTTCACGACGAGCTGTACAAGGAGTTCCAAAAGGCATCCGTCAAGCTGAAGCAGAGAGAAGCGCGTCTTAGCGAGTTCATCGATGAGACTGGCAGGACGCGGCTCCGTGACCGTGAATGGACTGGCGCATGGAACAGAAGCACGAGCAGCAAAGCTGTTTGGGCAAACAGAAAAGCAAAGAGCGATTAGCTAAATCGTTTGGTTTGTTTGTTTAGGTGGTGGTTTTGTTGGTTAGTCCGCAAATCAAGCTGATAAAACGCTTATCTGCCGGATATGAAAAAGACCTGTTCATATTCAAGGTGGGCAGGAAAACCGTCAAGCGTCACTATGGAATGCGGTACGACGATGAGCAGGCTGTGAACCTGCTCCTGAAAGAGATGGAACAAAGTGAGTCGTGAGACTCGCTTTTTCTTTGGCTCGCAGGAGCCTATCCTGCACTTGCCGGGGCGCGAGGCATATAAACAGCGCCGCAATTTCCCGTTCGTGCCGGGATATATAGCACGATAGCCATTGTCGGAGTGAACCGACGTTTAAACTAAATCGGCGAAAGGAAGGAACCCATGTACGACTACCTGAAAGCACTTTTTGGAACAGATGAGAACGGCAACCCTGCTGCGCTCACCTTCGAGCAGCTGGAACAGGCCATCGCAGCGAATAAGGAGCTGAAGCTCGTGAACCTCGCTGACGGCGGCTATGTGTCGAAGGACAAGTTCGACGCGAAGGAAACCGAGCTGACTGGCGTGAAGCAGCAGCTTGCGACTGCCAATACCACCATCCAGTCCTACAAGGACATGGACATTGATGGCATCAAGCAGTCTGCCGCCGACTGGGAAAAGAAGTACAACGATGATACCGCAGCTCTTACGGCGAAACTTGCGGAGCAGGAACAGGCGCACAGCCTCGATATGTTCCTCGGTGGCTACAAGTTCACCAGCAAGGCTGCAAAAGACGGTATCAGAGCGGCTATCGTCGGCAAGAAGTTCCCGTTTGAAAACGGTGGCTTCATCGGCGCGAAGGAGTATATGGACGGTCTGATGACGAACGACGACTACAAGGGCGCATTCGTTGTCGATACGCCTCCCGCACCTCCCGCACCGGAACAGCCGCCCAAGCCGCAGTTCTCTGACCCGAATCCTCAGCAGCCTCAGCGCAAAACCAAGAAGAGCCTCGCTGAGATGATGGCGATGAAGAACGAAAATCCGAATGCCACCATCAATTTTGACTGATTTTAAGGAGGAAATAAGCTATGCCTACTGCATCCGTTTTCGACAAGAAGATTTTCAACGGTGAGGTTTTCAAGGGTTATGTGGACAGAATCCCGAACCCCAACAAGACCGAGCTCATCAAGTCCCGCGCTATCCGTCCCCGCCCCGATCTGGCTACCGCTATGGCCGATCAGGACGGCGGCAACTACCTGACCACCACGCTGAAGGGGCTCATCAACAACACCACGCCGCAGAACTATGATGGTAGCACCGACATCAAAGCCGGCAGCACCGCGACGTTCCGCCATTCCCGTGTCGTTGTTGGCCGTGCCGCTGCGTGGACTGAGAACGACTTCAGCTACGACATCACCGGTGGTCAGGACTTCATCGAGAACATCGCCGAGCAGATCGCCGAATACTGGAACGAGATCGACCAGTCCACCATCGTCCACATCCTGAAGGGCGTGTTCTCCATGACCGACGCCGAGGGGGCGAAGTTCGTCGCCGCCCACACCACCGATGTGACCGCTAATGCCGCTACCAACGATGTCGGCGCCGGCTGCATGAGCGGCACGACCCTCAACACCGCCATCCAGAAGGCTTGCGGCGACGCGAAGGGCAAGTTTTCCCTCGCCATCATGCACTCTGTTGTGGCGACGAACCTCGAAAACCTGAAGCTGCTGGCGTACATGAAGTACACCGATGGCAACGGCATCGAGCGCGACCTGTCCCTCGCAACCCTGAATGGCCGTGTCGTTCTGATTGACGACACCATGCCCGCCGATGAGATTCCTGCAACCTACAAGCAGAGCACCGACACCAGCCCCGTTGCCGGTAAGACCTACTACACCAAGGGCGCTGGCGGTGTCTATACTCCGGTCGCCAATCCCACCGGCACTCAGGTTGCCAACTACGAGGTGGCTACCCCCGCGAAGACCGTGTACACCACGTTCGTTCTCGGCGATGGCGCTATCGAGTACACCGACTGCGGTGCAAAGGTTCCGTATGAAACCGACCGCAATCCCTCCAAGAACGGTGGTCAGGACACCCTGTACAGCCGCCAGCGTAAGTGCTTCGCTCCGTTCGGCATCAGCTTCACCATGGCGTCCATGGCAAAGCTCAGCCCCACCGACGCTGAGCTGGAGAAGGGCGTCAACTGGGAGCTGGTCAACTCCGCTACCGAGTCCGGCAAGCAGTACATCGCCCACAAGACCATCCCCATCGCGCAGATCAAGTCTCTGGGCTGATCGGAGGTGCGACATGATTCTGATGGTAAAGGACGGTGAGAAGCGGTACATCCCCGACGTAGCAGTCGGGGCATACCGCTCTCTCGGCTGGAAGGGTGACGGAGAGCCTGAACCTGTTGTTGAGGAGGTCGTGGCCGATGCTCCCGGTGAGGTCGTTGAGGACGACGTAGCCGAGAAGTTCACCTGCGATCACTGCGGCAAAGAGTTTGGCTCCAAGGCCGCTCTGACCAAGCACATGAAGAAGGAGCATCCCGCAGAGTAAGGAGGCGCACGATGGCGTATATCGACAAGACGTTCTACGATACCGTGCTCAAGGGAACCGAGATTCCTGCGAGTGAGTTTGACCGTCTGGCCGAGATCGCCTCGGATGTCGTTTACGATGTCTGCATCCTGAAGCCCGAAGCAGAAGACCTGATAGACGAAACCTTCAAAAAGGCGGTAGCCTATCAGGTCGAGATGCTCTATTTGCAGGGCGGAGTCGATGCCATCGTAGGAGCTTCTGAGGCCGCTCAGACAGGCGGCAGTGAAAGCCTCGGCGATTACTCCGTTTCAAGTGGAGCAACGGGTCACGCGGCTATTTTGACGTGTAGTGGCGTCCCAGTGTCAAGCATGACAGTCGCGCTACTCAGGCGGCTCGGGCTGATGTCTCGCTGGGTGTATGCGAGGAGATGCCATGGCAAGTCTTAGAATGCTTACTGATACTGTTGTCCTGTACAACTACATCGGCGAGGTACATGACAAAGCGACATATCAAGAGACTGTTTTGACTCGCTGTTATTGCCCTCTTGATGAAGGTGCAGATCTCAACATTCAGGGGAAAAAACCGAACGATAGTGCAAGACTCTACCTGTTTGATTCCGGAACGATTGCAAAGGCGTCTGATGGCACGTCAAGAATCTATCTGCCATATAGTCAGTGGAAATCGGCTTCCAATAAGTCTGCGTACTGGACGCTTAGTGACAAAGGAACCGATTACTTCCTGAAGTCCGGCAGCAGCACAAAGCTGCGGATTGTCGGCTTCAGTCACAAGAAGGCCGGGACACGGAGAATGTGGCATTTCGAGGTTGATGGCCAATGAGCTTCAGTTATAAGTTCCATATCAACACGCAGTCTTGCATCGGAAGGTTCAACAAGAAGTATTCCGCCGCGCAAAAGTTCTTGGACAGCGAGGTGCTCAGAGACAGCGCACCTTATGTGCCTATGCGAACCGGCAACCTGATGCGAAGCGGTGATACAGGCACAAACATCGGAAGCGGTCGGGTTGAATACAATGCTCCGTATTCGAGGCGTATGTATTACGGCGTCGGCTTCAACTTCTCAAAGGACAAGCACCCGCAAGCCTGTGCCCAGTGGTTTGAAAAAGCAAAATCGCTGAAGAAGGACGCATGGATAAAGGGGGTTAACAAGATCATGAAGGAGTGATAATGCAGATGGAAAAATCGTTCACCAATGATGGCGTTATCATTGCAAAAGTGATGAAAGACCATCTTAATAAGTGGGCAAAGAAACCGTCTGAAATTGCACTTGAAGACCTCGGCAAGAATGTGCCTAGCATGATGATACAGCAGCTCTCTTCCGCAGAGAAAAAGCGGGAGTACGTTAATGGTTCATACATTGGCGTGTGGAGTTTTGCTCTGTATATTCGTGTTGATGGAAACGACACCGCTTCAAGGCTTGATGCGATTGGATGCCTCAACGCCGCAGCAGAGTGGCTGATGCAGAAAGACGCAACTGGCGCCTTCTCAAACTTGCCAACTATCGATAGCGGCAGAACTGCAACGATGATTGATCTGGCTTCAACGCCATCAATCGCCGCTCGTTATGCTGATGGAACAGAAGACTATCAGGCGATCATGTCGCTTGAGTACAAAGTAAGGAGGAAATAATTATGGCAGTAACCACGCCCAGTTCGAATAGCAACGAACTCGTCTTCAGATGCCAGTGGGAGTCCTATATGGAATGTGGAGATGGCGAAGCAAAAACGTTCAATTTGATTGGCGAGGGATTTACGACCTTCCCGGAAAGCAAGAACCCCAAAGAGTATACGCGCAAGTACGTCAACAATAAGACGGAAAAAACCGATGTCATTGGTTATGCTCCTAGCATTGCCTACAGCTGCGATGTCATTACCGGCGAGCCTTGCGTTACTGAGATCATCAAAGTCACTGATAACGAGTTGCTCGGAACCGCCACCCACAGAGATATCGTTTCCGTTAACTGCTGGCAAGCTGATACTGATGGAAAATGCAAGGCGTTCAAGCGCACCTATGCCATTGTCCCTGATGGAAAGGGAGACGGTACTGATGCGCTGATTTACACCGGCACGATGAAAGCTGTATCCGACATCACTTTCGGCAAGTTCGACAGAACGACCAAGACCTTCACCGCAGACAGCGCTTCCTGATTAAATCTGAGAGGAGAATGAGCAAATGAGCCAGAATATCGAAACAAAATTTAAGTATAACGGCGCTGAGTACGATTTCGATGTGCGCGACGCCGATGATGCAGAGAAGTTTGAGGCTGCCATTGACGCAATGAAAGAAGCCGAGAAGGAAGTTCCCAAGACCGGAAAAACGTCTGAGATTATCCGTGCCCAGTGCAAAATGCTGAAAGACTTTTTCGACGCCTGTCTCGGCGCAGGAGCCGGCGTCGCCATCTGCACTGATAAGTCGAATATTAGTGCACATTATGCTGCATATGAGAATTTCCTGAATTATATCAAGGCACAGAAGGACGACATCCTTAGCGCCAAGAACACATTCGCCAAATATTCGAACCGGCAACAGCGCAGAGCCGCAGCAAAGAACAATGGGTGAAAACATCCTGCTTGACTCCTTGCCAGAAACCGTCGTTGTTGATGGCAAGGAGTTTTTCATTGACTCCGATTATAGAACCTGCATCATTTTCGAGAAGATTCTTGAAAGCGAAATCCCGAACGCTCAAAAGGTAAATGAATTCGTCAATTTGTTTTTCCCCGAGGAAAGACCTGAAGATTTGAACGAAGCCGTCAACGCGATTCTCTATCTGTACAGATGCGGCCAGCCTGAGCAAAAGCAGCGAAAGCGGCGCATGAATGGAAATGTCGAGCTGAAGCAAAAGATGATCTACAATTACGAGTATGACGCCCCGTACATTTTCGGGGCGTTTTACTCGCAGTATGGCATTGACCTCAACGAGATTGAGTATCTGCATTGGTGGAAGTTCCAAGCCCTGTTCAAAAGCCTAGAAGACCACAACAAGATTGTTGAGATCATGGGATATAGGGCTGCTGACCTGAGCAAAATTGAAAACAAGAAGGAACGAGAGCGCATCGCAAGGCTGAAGCAAATTTATGCGCTCCCTCAGAACCTGACATTCGAAGATAAAGTCGCTATGGCTGGAGCGGCTTTTGGAGGTGGATTCTTTTGATTACGGTTGCTACAGAGCGCAAATGGGTTCGGTGCCCGTATTGCAATGCGAAACACTCTGTCTATGACGACACCGCAAATTGCCACGGTGTGTTCTTGAAATGCACACGGGGCTGCAAGCGAGAGTTCGAACTTGTTATCGAAGATGGAGAGCAAATCATGAAAAGAAGCCCAATAAACGTGACTTTCCACGGACTGTCCTCGTGACATTCCGTGGAAAATCGCACGTAATATAATACTATATAATATAAACAAAAAGAATATATAGTTACTTCGTAACTATAAATATATACGCATTTTTTGAGCCGTTGAGCCGCGTGAATCACGATAAGGAAGGTGATTTATGTGGCTGACGGCTCTGTTATTATCGACACAAAGCTTGACCAGTCTGGCCTTAAAGAAGGTCTTGCGGATGTAGGCGTATCGCTATCGAAAGGAATCACAAAGGCCGTTGCCGCAGCTGGAAGCGCACTTGCTGGCCTCGGCGGTTATGCTGTCAAGGTCGGGTCTGATTTCGAATACGCGATTTCCGGCGTCGCCGCTACGATGGGGACAACTGTTGACAGCATTGATGCCATCAAAAACAAGGCATTGGAGCTTGGCGCGTCAACAAAGTTCACGGCAACAGAAGCCGCTGATGGATTTAACATCCTAGCTATGGCAGGACTGTCGGCTGACGAGCAGCTGCAGGCAATCGGTGCGACTCTGAACTTGGCTGCTGCCGGTGAGATGTCGATGGACGATGCCGCTGGCTATCTTACGACAACTGTAAAAGCCATGTCGAGTTCGTTCCGCGAAGCCGGAATCAGCATGGATGACTGTACACACATCGCGGATATGTACGCGAAAGGTGCTACGCTTGCAAATACGTCCACCACTCAGCTTGGCGATGCAGTTTCTTCCGCTGCATCTGTTGGCGGTGCGTATAACCAGTCCCTGTCCACGATTACGACTTCGCTACTCGCGTTGGCCGAAAAAGGCTATCAGGGGTCTGCTGCCGGCAACTACCTTGCAAGGGCAATGTCCGATCTGTATGCGCCGACGGACAATGCGTCGAAGGCGCTTGATGCGCTCGGCGTTTCCATCTATGACAGTTCTGGAAGACAGAGAGATTTCATTGATATTGTCAACGATTTGAACGCTTCGTTTGCCGACCTCACAGAAGAGGAGAAGGCAAACTACACCGGTATGATCTTTACGACCGCTGGTCTGAAGGCGTTTAACTCCATTGCCGGAAACAGCTCTGAGCAGCTTGCAGATCTCAGAAGCAGACTTGAGGACTGCACAGGTGCTGCTGAACAGATGGCAAATACCAAGATTGACAACCTGCAAGGTGATATCGTAATCTTGCAGTCCGCAACTGAAGGGTTTGGCATCGCTCTCTACAACGCTATGTCCAATGTCGGCGAAGGAACCGGAATGATGCGCGACTTTGTGCAAGAAGCGACAGATATCATGTCCGGCCTTACTGACGCAGTTGAGGAGAATGGATTTGATGGCCTTGTAGATGCGCTCGGTGACGCACTTGCGAAAGCGGTAAACAAAATCGTTGAGTATATCCCGCTGCTCGTTGATGGCGGCGTAAGCATTGTTTCTGCTCTCGTTCAAGGTCTTACTGAATCAGCTGATAGTATTGCTGATTCTGCGACAAGCGTCATTTCATCTTTGATATCAGGAATACTGAGCATTACGAATGATCTTGTACAGCTCGGATTCGAACTCATTATTGCACTATGCAGCGGCATTGCTCAGAACTCGGGGCAGATAGCTAAGTCTGTAGTCGATGGGCTTGCACAGTTCACCACTATTTGCGCAACATATACGCCAAAGCTTGTGGCAGCTGGCGTGTCTCTTATCAGTTCGCTATCGCAAGGCATTCTTGAGGCACTTCCGTCTTTGATCTCTGCGGTTCCTCAAGTCATTGATGGCCTTGTCGAAAGTGTGCTTGCAGCATACCCAGCAATGCTCGACTGCATCATTGAGCTTATTGATAGCATAGTCGAAGCGCTACCTGACCTCCTGCAAACAATCATTGATGTGCTCCCAGACCTCATCCAGCAAATCATCGATGCGTACTTGTCGTATATACCGCTTGTCATCGAGTGCGTGCTGGAACTAATACTTGCGATTGTTCAGGCGCTTCCGCAGTTGATCGGAGCAATCGTACAGTGCATCCCGTCACTCATACTGTCTATTATCGACGGCATTGTGCGATGCTTGCCGAACCTGTTGCAGTGCATTCTCGATATCATACTAGCAATCGTCAGATATCTGCCGGAAATCATCATGAATATCGTGGTGATTCTGCCGCAGCTTGTACTGTCAATTATCGATGGTTTGATTGCTTGCCTGCCTGACCTCATCCAGTGTGTTGATGATTTGGTATTCGGAATTGTCAAGGCACTGCCTGATATCATCCTGAGCATTATCGCAATCATCCCAACGCTTATTATGTCCATTGTCAGCGGCATTCTCGATTGCTTGCCGCAGCTTATTGAATGTGTCCTTCAGATCATTGTTGAGATTGTAAAAGTTCTCCCGGAAATGTTCTTGATGGTAGTTGACACGCTCATCGAGCTTGTAGTAAACCTTGCACAGTCTGTAAAAGACTTGTGGGTGAAGTTCAAGGAAGCCGCACTTGAGTGGGTCAACAAGCTGTGGGAAGGCATCAAGGAAAGCTGGAACTCGTTCATTTCGAATGTCAAAGGTATGTTCGCGCAAGTGCCTGAGACGATAAAAAGCACTGTCGGGAACATGGGCGATATCGGCAGAAACGTTGTAACAGGTCTCTGGAACGGTATCAGCAACATGACAAGCTGGATTGTCAACAAGGTTAGGAGCTTTGGAAGCAGCGTCTTGAACAGCTTGAAGTCGGCTTTTGGCATTCACAGCCCGTCCACGGTGTTCAGAGATGTTATCGGCAAAAACCTTGTGCTTGGCCTTGCAGAAGGCATTGAAGAGAATTCTGATGTAGCCATTGATGCTGCACAGTCTCTTGCCGATGGCATTAACGATGTTGACTTTGCTATGGATATCCCTGATCCTGAAGCCGGAGACTATGATGACATCGTTGCAAAGGCTCGAGTAGCTGTTGATGATGGGAGTTACAGCACCGGCACTGCAATTAGCGCCAGTAACGCAAGCACGTCCTACGGAAAGTCCACGGATAATCGCGGTGATGGCAGTGAAAGTGACGGCGCAGGAAGACCGCAGTATGTTGAGAACAATATCTACATCGACGGAAAGAAGACCGCAAGAGTCCTCACGCCGTATGTGTCCAAAGAACTCGAATGGGAGGGGAAATGATGGCTGTTGTTGAACCTGAAATCAATGGAACACTGTTTACGACTATTGGAGCAAAAATGGTGTCCTACAAGGTCGGCGGTTGTGACTATAGCAATGGCTATCTGCTCGCACCCGCATCTATGATTCCTGTGAAGCTCGCCCAGACGGTCGGGCTTCGCAGCATTACGATGACATTCGATTTTGAGGGAGATACACCGAGAGAGATTGCTGTGAATATTTCCAAGGTGACAGCGCTGATGCAGGAGATGCCTGACATCCTGCTGCCTGACGGCTTCCATTATTACTGCGCATATGAGAGTCAGTCCACGCCGGATGAAAAAGCGGCATGGATTCATCAAGTGCAGTACACTATGTCCGGCTTCAGGCACGACGAGAAAAGAACAGTGAAGTTGACTCAGACAGGCACTGTTTACGTTGAAGGGAATTACAAGACACCTGCTGTGCTGAAAATCACATCGACTGCAAGCACTGTTAAAGTGCTCGGCATCACAGTACAGTCTGCTGCCGGAGTTGTTGTTATTGACGGCCTGAAGAAGACTGTAACAAAAGACAGTAAGAATAAGTTTTCGGACACAGATCTCACAAGGTTTCCTGAGCTTCTGCCGGGAATGAATACCGTTGACATTGATGGAGCATCTGAGGTGGAGATCAGTTACTATCCGATTTACCTGTAAGGAGGGTGAGCGCAATGATTGTGTTATATGACGCAACAGGAGAGGCTCACCCTCTCTCCGCGTATGATAATTTTTCGATCACGCATAAGCTTGATGGCTGTGATGAAATGACGTTCTACGTTGATACGCGCCACGAGCAGTATCCGCTGCTGTATGAGGAGGCTCGCGTCGTTACAGATGAGAATGAATGGCTCATCAAGAAAATCGACGACGATAAAGTAGACTGCGAGCTGAACTTTGACTTCCTGAAGGGCGCAATCTACAAGGATTACAAGAGCGCCACTCGATCACTGACGGAGGTGCTAGAGAGCCACCTGCCCGAAGGATGGACAATTCAAGGAGCAAACGTTTCGTCTATCCGCAGAACAATCGAGTTTGATTTTTGCACCGATTACGACGTTGTGTACCAGTGCATGAGCACCTACAAGGTGTACTTTGTGTGGAGAATCCGTGACAAGACGGTTGTGGTGTATTCGCAGACCGCTATGCAGCCTACCGGAGAATATCTGACCACCGAGTTGAACTTGAAAAGCCTGTCTTTCAAGGGCGATACAACAGACTTTGCCACGCGCCTGTATGCATATGGCAAGGATGGATTGACGATGGAGAAGGCCGTCGTTAATGGTAAAGAGTATGGATTGCCCTACGTCGAAAACAGGAAGTATGTCGATAAGACCGTATGTGCTTACTGGAGCGATGAACGGTATACCGTGCCAGAAAATCTGTATGCAGATGCTATGGAGAAGCTTGAGACTCTTGCTTTTCCTGTGCGCTCGTATGAGTGTGATGTTGTCGACCTCGCAAAGCAGAATTCCGACTACTCGTTCCTTGATTTCCAGATGCATAAGAAGGTGACGTTAATTGATGCCGATCGCGGTATCCGCGTAGAGCACCAGATTGTTGAATACAAGGAGTACCCGGACGAACCTGACAGAAACGTCGTCACCCTGTCATGCGTCCCTGAAACAATAGTGTCGTCGATTTCGAGCGCAGTCTCAACGATCAAGGAAGATGCGGAGAAAACCAAAACCGATTACGATTCGCGGCTCGCTATGGCAACAGCGATGCTCACCGGTGCATTCGGTGGTCACGTCTACAGCAATGGCTCTGAGCTGTTTATTATGGACAGCGAAGACCCGGCGCAGGCGAAAATCGTCTGGAGATGGAATGTCAATGGATTTGGCAAGTCGTCCACCGGAATTGATGGTCCCTATACGACGGCTCTGACATTTGATGATGAGTTCATCACAAACGTTATCAATGCGATGGTTATCCGTGGCTCGCTGATTGAAGCCGGCAGCGTTCAGGCTGCATCTATCTCGCAGTCGTACACTGATAGCGTACTGTCCCAATCTTATAAAGCGGCCGAAGGTCTTGTGAAGTTTGAGGCACAGAAGATCACAGATTACCTGACGAACGACAATGGAAATGGCGCGATCGATGTTCTTCAGCAAGAGGTGTCGCAAATTCAGCAGACGATTGATGGACTGCGTCTTGACTTTTCGAGCACATATACTGGTGGCGTTAACTACGTCAAGAACTCCAGCGGTCTGAATGGCGTCTCTGATGACTGGGAGGCAACCGGCACAGTAGCTGCCGTTCAGAACGCCGATACGAAGAACACAACAGTCGCAAACTCCTGCTTTCGTTTGTCCGCAGATTCTGCGCTGAAACAGACGATTGATGATATCGTCGTCGGAGGCAACTACACACTGAGCGTAAAAATTAAAAAGACCGACTCGCTGTTGTCACAGCTCAAAATCATTTACAATGGCGAATCCGAAGCGGTTATTTTCAGCTCAACAGAGTCTTCCGGATGGAAAGAATACACTTACACTATTCGCAGCATTCAGTCGCCTACAATCGAAATTAAGGCTGAAACAAGAGGGAGCTATTTCTATGTTGCCGACTTGATGCTCTGCGATGGGACGACGCCAAAGGCTTGGACACCTGCGCCAAATGAGATTTACACGAGCGGCGTGAAAATCGACAAAACAGGAATTGAAGTGTACCGCTCCGACTCATCCGAGAAGACTGTTATCAACAACACGGAGTTTGCCGGCTATTACAACGATGAAGAAGTATTTTCGCTCAACAAGGATGAAACTAGGGTGAAAAAAACGACAGTTCGTGGTGATCTTACTGTCGGAGACTGCAAGTTCATCCCATACGCAAAAAACGCAGAGTCTGGGCTGAACATCGCCCTTATTGATTAAACGGAGGTGTCATTATGGCAACGTGGAGAAGCGATGCATATGATGGCCGATATCTTGAGCTTTCTGTTTCCGAAAGCATTGATATCATCAACAACACATCGACGCTGTACTGGACGCTGACATCAGCCGGAGGCAGTAGCACTTACTATACGATCGCCGAAACCACTGTTACAATCAACGGTGAGCAGGTGTACTACAAGGCACGGACTGACTATACCGCACGAACATTCCCCGCAGCAAAGGGGTCTACAAGCGGGTCTGTAACAGTCGCACATGACTCTGACGGAAGCAAATCAATAAGCGTAGGATTCTCCACAAGAGTCTACGTTTGGCAACCCGTAGAGTATGGCGGAACGCTCCAGCTTGAGAATATTGACCGTTCGGCACCGTCTGTGTCTTTCAGCGTATCAAACATCAATGCGAACAGCTTCAAGATTTCCGCATCGTCGTCTGTTACTGCTGATAAGTGGGGATATTCGCTCGATGGCGGCACGACGTGGACTGAAGTTGGTTATGAAGGAACGTATAAGGAGTTCAATGTAACCGGCCTAGACCCAAATGCTACATATAGCGTTCAGGTTAAGGCGAGAAAGAAAACGAATAATGTTTATGGTTACTCCGGGAAGGCGTCATATAGCACGCTTGGCAGAACAACCATGAACAGTGTGTCTCCAATCGCCGTTGATGCTGATACCGTTGTCGTCGCAATGAACGCAACCGTTTATGACAGCTCGTTTTATCACAAGCTCGAAATACGAGAGGCGCGCCTGTTTAAGCCGACTACATATCTGACCACAAGCGCGTTCAAATTTCAGTCAGCTGGTGTTGCTGATAGAACGATTACATTGACGGCAAGTCAACGAAACAAATTGCTCACTGCAATGTCGAGCGTTAAATCGCTCAAGGTTCGCCTCGTGCTTACCACATACACCACATCTGATTGCACAACAAAGGTCGGCAACCCCAATGTAAAGGAGTGTACGCTTACTACCTCCGAGGCTGTGTCAAAGCCAGACTTTTCTGATTTCTCATATGTTGACAGCAGGGGCCTTGTTGGAAAGATAACTGGAAATACAGCAGACAACACGATTCTGATTCAGTCTTATTCGAGCTTAACCGTCAACGCTGTTGCTGGAACTGCAAAGAATGGCGCTTCTGTTAAGTCCTATTCTGTTAGCATCGGCACGGCATCAAAGACGAGCAGTTCTACGTCAATTCCTGTAGGAGCTGTTGGGTCTTGCGGTGATTCAATGCCACTCACTGTGACTTGTATCGACAGTAGAGGTTATGCTACGAGCGTAACTAAGTACGTGAAAGTTCTAAAGTACGAAAAGCCGAAGCTGTTTTCGGTAACGCTTAGAAGAAAAGATGAGATTGAAGATATCATCCAGCTTGCATTTAGAGGCTCGTTTTCATCTCTGAAACCGGATGGCAGCACAGAACGGAATAGTATCAAGTTCGCCGGCTTCTATTACAAGAAAACGACAGATGACGCATGGAGCGAATGGTGCTCAATTAAGAACGATGTTACCACTACTGGGACATCGTTCTCTTTTTCTACTGAGCAACTGATGAAGAGCGCAAGCGTGGCGCTGTCGCTTGATACTGAGCTGTCCTATAATTTCCACCTGCTTGTAAGAGATCAGCTTGATGCATACGCTTCGTATGATGACTATTTTGTAATTCCACAAGGGAAGCCTATTGTGTCTCTTAGGAAAAGAAATAGCACTTACGATTTCGCTCGCGTTGGTATCAACAATCAGAACCCAACGAAAGCGCTTGATGTTAACGGTGATGTTGTAGCGTCCGGTAAAGTCAATGCCAGTGATTTGCAAATAAACGGAGTGTCAGTTGCTGATTTGATAAAGCAATCAGGCGGTGGAATTACTGTTGACAGCGAACTATCTGACACATCAACCAACCCAGTCCAGAACAAAGTCATTAAAGCAGCTCTCGATGCATTGCCGGCTGGCGGGAGCATTACTGTGGATTCTGCATTGTCGACATCAAGCGTAAATCCTGTGCAGAACAAGATAGTAACCGCAGCGTTGAACGCTAAAGCAAACACGGACGTTGCAACACAGTCTAAAAATGGCCTGATGTCTGCTGTTGACAAAAAGAAGCTCGACGCTCTGTCTAGCGGCAGACTTGTTGCCATGACCGCAGACGAGATGCAAGCCATCTGGGATGCCAATTGAAAGGAGTAATGGTATGAGTGACGAAAAGTATGTCGGTGCAATTGCAGCGGCAAAGAATGCGGCGCTTACCAAGGCCGCGCTTGAAAAGAAGCTGGACAAGACCGGCGGAACGATCACCGGTAGCTTGAAAGTGGACGGCCTCATTAACGCCGGTAATAGCCTTGAAGTAAAAAGCGACATAGACGCTGAGGGGCATATTTATTCCGGACTTGCTCTGCTTGCCCCGTCGCTTGGGCTAAACAACGAAGCAGAGGAAGCGTCTGTCTTCATTAACTGTTCCGGAGATAATGCCGCGAAAATTACCAGCTTGAGTAGCGACGGAAAATCGCACTATGCACGGCTGGCTGTTGGCACACCGACCGGCGACAATGACGCGGCCACAAAAGCGTATGTGGATGGTCACGCTGCGGGGTACGAGGTCATTACCGTAACTTCTACCAACGTGTCCGATGTGGGCTATGACGCATCGGAAGGCGCGCATAAATTTGCAGTGACCTTTGACGCAAGTTTCGATTCCATTCTTGCGAATCTTGCGGCGAACAAGCCAATGAAATTCAATATTACAATCCCTGACAACACCGGCGGTTTTCCTCTGTCGTTCACAACTGGTTATGTGTCTGCTCTTGGTAACTCCATGTATGAGTTCACAGGGACACTCGCCGGCGCTCCTGTCGTACTAAGCATTGGCGGGCTCGGCTCTGCGAGCGTTTATCTCTATGCGGATTATCTCCCCGACCCGAACCCGGACGGCTCCGATGATGGCAAGGCGCTTGTGGTCAACAAGCACAAGTGGGAAATGAAAAAAGTAGATGCTGTTACAGATGTGGCTACAGAGTCTACAAACGGTTTAATGTCTGCTTCTGATAAGACAAAGCTAAACGGCATTGCTACCGGGGCAACTAGAACAACGGTGGACAGACTTTTGCTCGATAATTCCGATAATCCAGTCTCAAACAGGGTGCTAAAAGCAGCGCTTGATGCAAAGGCTTACAAGACGGTGGCAACGGCAAAAGCAGACGGCCTTATGTCTGCATCTGACAAGAGCAAACTTGGTGGTATCGAGTACGGGGCAAACAAAACCATCGTGGACGCGGCGCTGGACACCGGGTCTGCCAACCCGGTGCAGAACAAAGCCGTCAAGGCCGCGTTGGATAGCAAGGCAGATACCACCGTCGCTACGGCCAGTGCAAATGGCCTGATGTCCGCTGCCGATAAGAAAAAATTGGACAGTATGTACGACATTGTCGCTACATCCACGGATGGAGAGACATTTGACATCACACCTGCACAGTTGCATGAAAAACTGAAAGGTGTTCCAACCACCTGTGCGATCAAGGTTGTGGATACAATCATCCCGTTGCATCGAGTGCAGTTGCCGGGTGATGGGAGCACCAAGTATATTTTCCAAACCACAAAGGACAATGGATTTTGGGAACCCAATACAAGACTGGCGTATACTGCATCGGCTGGCGGTACATATGCGGGTACAATATGGGGAAAGTCCGAATATGATTTGCTTGCAAGCACTCCCGGCATCCTGAAATTCACTGGCGCTGCCAAGGCGCAGTTTAGCGGTTCAAAAGATGTGACCATAGACATCCCGACAGGAGAAGGTACTGTTCGGTACGATGCAACGCAAAAACTGACATCCGATCAGAAGTTTCGCGCGTGCCAAAACATTGGGGCGGTCAACCAAAAGAACGCGTTTATTGATGGCACTGTAATATTGCAGGCAATCGGGCATGATGACGGGGCAAGTGTTGTAAACATTACGCCAAGCGAAAAAAGCAATGACTACACGCTTGCGCTTGACGCTGGGCCTGAAAATGTACCGGTATGTGTGTCCGGCATTGAAACCCCGACAGATGCGCAGACGGACTGCGCGGCAAACGTGGCCTACGTCAAGGCAAAAGTTGCCGAAGTTGCCGCCAGCGGCGGCGTGGACGTGGATAATGCGTTGTCGGCGACCAGCACAAACCCGGTGCAGAACAAAGTCGTGACTGCCGCCTTGACCGGCAAAGCCGGTACGGCAGTGGCGACCACGTCCGCCAACGGTCTGATGTCCAAGGCGGATAAAACTAAGTTGAACGGAATCGCGGCGGGTGCAACAAAGATCACCATTGACAGTGCCATGTCTGGGTCGTCAAACAACCCCGTCGCAAACCACGTCGTCAAGCAGTACGTCGACGACAAGGTGGCTGCTGCTGGCAGCAATATCACTGTGGACGCAACGCTGAATGCTACATCGACCAATCCGGTACAAAACAAGGCCGTCAAATCCGCGCTCGACGGCAAGCTGTCTACCTCTGGCGGCACGCTGACCGGCAACCTGACTGGCAAGTACATCACGGGCACATGGTTGCAATCCACTGCCGCTAGCGATCTGGGGCGTACACCGGGCAAGATCGCCGTGCTGGACGACAGCGGCTGGGTGTACTATCGCACGCCCGCCGAGTTGCTTGGCGATCTTGGGATTGCCAACGCAATCAAGTCCTATGTTGATACTGCAATCGTAGCAGCAATCAACAGCAGCTATTAAGGTGGTGAAACGATATGCCTACTAATGTGACACTTACAAACTATATGGCGAACGGTGGGAAAGGTTGGTTTCCGGCCACGCGCGGAAACTGCACGTGGCTCAACTCATCCATCACGCCGGGCGACGGAGCCGCGTCCAGCGTTAAAATCACGCCGTCCAGCGCTGGAGAATGTACACTGACATCCGCAGCGCACAATCTGGTTGCATCACACAAATACTATATCAGCTTCAAGGTGCGGTTCGCGTCGGCTACAAAGGGCACTTGCGATTGGTATTGGCCGGTTGCCGAGCCTTGTGCAGCGCAAAACATGGCTTTTAATGTTGCGGCGGGAACGTGGGTGCGCCTGTCAGCGGTATTTGAGCGCACAAGTTTTAGCGATGGCAGCTACCCTTGCCGCTTCGATTACAACAACACTGATGGTAAGAACACGCCGTTTTGGTTCACAAGTTGTATGCTGATCGACCTGACCGCCGCCTTTGGTGCTGGCTTGGAGCCAAGCAAGGATTGGATGGACAAGCACGTGACGGCATTTGCGGATTCGCAGAAAGTTCAGTACATAGAAAACCTTGGCGAGCTGTTTGCGGGTATCTCCAGCGCGATACAAACGAAAAGTGGCCAGTCGGGCAAAATCTTTGCGTGTGATTTTATAGATAAAATCCTCGCGCTATAATCCCGGAAAGGAGTACGAGCAAATGGAAATCATCGAAGCATACGCAACGCAAAACAAGTGCTACCAGATTGGTACGCCGCTTAAACCGCGCGGCATCATGCTACATAGCATTGGTTGCCCGCAACCTAATGCATCCGTCATGGCGCAAAATTACAATCAGTACAGGCCAAACGGCCAATCTGTTTGCGTCCATGCTTTTGTGCAGCGGGATGGCACTGTGTATCAGACACTGCCTTGGACTGTACAGGCATGGCACTGTGGCGGGAGCGCAAACAGCACGCATATCGGTATCGAAATGACCGAGCCTGCATCTATCGCCTACACTGGTCATGGCGCTGAGTGGCGCGATCTCAACCCTGCGGCGACCGAAACCCATGTCAGAGGTACTTACGCCGCAGCCGTGCAGCTTTTCGCGCAGCTTTGTGCCCAGTTTGACCTTGACCCCTTGGCTGACGGCGTGATTATCAGCCATGCAGAAGGACGTATGCGAGGTGTTGCTAGTCCCCATGCCGACCCCACGCATCTCTGGAACGCTTTTGGCCTGACGATGGATATGTTCAGGCGCGATGTTTATAATGCGATGCACGGCATCGCCAACAACGATAACGATGAGGAGGAAGATGTTATGAGATACAACAGCATTGACGAAGTCCCTGACTGGGCGCGTGGCACGATCAATGAAATGATGAATGAAGGTCTTATCTCCGGCACAGGTGACGGCAATCTTGACCTGTCCACCGATATGGTGCGTATGTTTTATGTCATGAAGCGCATGGCGGATGCGAATCACAAGACCTATGGCCGTGTCGTTGACGGCAAGGTGACTGATGTGCCCGACTGGGCGCTTGACAGCTTGCAGGCGCTCGTCGATGACGGTACGCTTGCCGGCACTGGGGATGGCAATCTCGCTCTGTCCATGGACATGATGCGGACGCTCGTAATTATGTACCGCCGTCAGGCCAGCACAAATGACAAAATTCCAGCTCAGCAGAATGAAGGCAAATAAAGAGGCTCATTTGAGCCTCTTTCGTTTTCAATCTTCGCCCTACACTTTCTCATATTGAACGCAAAGAAGGAACCACAGGGCTATAAATGGCTCACAAGAGCGTCTAGTGACCCCACAAATATTACGCAAGAAAGGAGTTAGGGCTATGAGTGGAATGGAGATCTTCACGACCGTCCTTGGCGTCGTTGGCACAGTCTGTGCTGTTGTGTTCGGTTATCTTGCATTCAGGCGCGGCAACAAAAGTGACGACACCGCCGAGGGGAAAAAGGATGGAGTCCTGCTTACTGAAATCGGATACATTAAGTCCGGTGTTGATGACATCAAGCGAAAGCAGGAAAAAGAAGATGAACGTCATGTGCAAGTCGTATCGCGGCTCACAAAAGTAGAAGAGTCAGCGAAGCAAGCACATCATCGGATTGATGATTTGCAGGAGCAGATTGACAGACGTCAGGGGAGTAAGTAAATGGCCGGTAAGAGAAAGACAGTAAAGCAAAAAGCGGAAACGCCGCCACCGCGCATTCACATTGTGAGGAGAGGCGATACACTTAGATCGATCTCTATGCTTTATCTCGGAACGCAGAACAGGGGAGAAGATATCAAGGCTTTGAATGGCCTTGAAAACGACACGCTCGTTGTTGATAGTGAGCTTGTTATCCCCGACAGATAGGAAGGAGAAAAAATATGACTGATGTAATTATTGAAAATGTTGTGCAGATCGTAGCGACGCTGCTTATTACCTTGATCGGCATCCTCGGTGCGTGGCTGACTGCAAAGATCGGCAAGCGCGAGGAACTGAAAAACATCGCTGCCGCCACTGACGAGGCCACGAAAGCAGCAGAGAAGACTGTCCTCGAATTGCAGCAGACCACTGTCGAAGGGCTGAAGAAGGCCAGCGTAGATGGCAAGCTGAGTAAGGATGAGATCGACGAACTCGGCAAGATGCTGATTGATGGTGCGCTTGCCAAGATGTCCGATGCTGCAAAGGGTGTTCTGAATGCTGCCGGCGTTGACATCACTGCCATCATCAAGGGTGCTGGTGAAGCACTGATTGCAAGCATGAAGTAGTCATAGGCAGAAAGTAAATACTTAAATGAGTTGACCCTCACCAAAGGATTTCTCCAATGGTGAGGGTCTTTTTTTGTTTTTCATGTGATTTGGCATCATGCTGAAAATAGAAGACAATCCAGAGAGCCCATTTGACAAAAAACGCCCCAGCCGTCTTTTGAGATAGACCCCATATAATTACACCTTAAAAGTCAAAGCGACTCACAAAGAATTCTAAGCGCTCCAAAAGCTGTACAGCCATAGCAATGTGACTGTCCGTAGGAATGTCCACGGACAATCCCACGCAATATAATATAAACAAATATAAACAAAAATAATAACAGTTACTTCGTAACTGTATATATAGGTCATGAATTTCTAGATAAACGAATCAGACAATCAGAAAAAATTTTTTTGTATATTTTCAAAAAATGCTTGACAGGCTCGAATTCAGAAAGCTACGATTCGTTCACAGAAAACAAAAACAACAGGAGGAAACCAAAATGAACTTCACCACCATTGAAAACCTTCAACAATCTGTTTCTGCTACTTATGGTGCGGTCATTAAATATGGGGACAAAGTCTTCGTTACAGATATCGCATGGAAAGGCGGCTTTACTGCAAAGATTTATTACTTTGTTGAGTCCCCGAAAGCAACTGGTTTGAGCGATATTGAGTGCAAGCTTGCACCTTTTGCAATCGCCGATGAAACATTTAAGGACAATGGGAGCGCTTTGCAGTGGTGTTTCAATCAGCTGTTAACAGGTTGCTAAGCTAAGAGGATAATGAATTATATGACACAAATGCTGAAATGCCGGTGATTCGGAAGGCGCGGTAATCCGCGAAGTCTGGTCACCGGCTGTTTTTGTTTTGAAGATTAACGAATTTGATAATCTCAAAAAAATTTTATCATTTTTCGCAAAATGCTTGACTGCTTACCGAACAGTAAGTTACGATACGGTTACGGAAAACAAATAATTCATAGGCTTCCGTATGACAGGCTGGATACCAGATGAAAGGAGGAAAAATTCAAAGGGAAGGAGGTGATCGGATGATAATCTCAAGGGAGAAGGTCACAACCACTACCGAAAAAATCTCGATACGCTTGGATGACAGCAAAGCTCTGATTCTTCTGGACAAAGAAAAAGAGACTGAGGCAATCTCAGCAATCATCGAAGCCGCCGAGAAAGCACTCAATCTCAATTCCACGCAGGAATAATTCTAGTGCATAGTTAGCAGGATGTCAAGTCCCCAGCCTGTCATTCCTTGCCTTACATTGATATGGAGACGAAAACATGAAATTGTTTACCAAGGAAGTAGAGAGAAAGTTTCAAAAGCATCCATTTGGTTCTCAGGAGGACAAAGGCTTTGATGCTGAGGTGCTCGTTAAGTTCTTCAATCCATATGGGGCAGGAACATGGCTTATAACGGAAGCGGAGAAACAAGAGGACGGAGATTGGATGCTGTTTGGCTATTGCCATATCCTCGAATGGGAATGGGGCTATGTAATGCTCAGCGAAATCGAAAATCTGCGCGTCAATGTTTTTGGACATATGATGCCGCTAGAAAGAGATTTGTACTTTGATGGAACTGTGGAGGATGGTGCGAGATGACCGCGAGCCAGTTCAGAGCGATGACAGCTCAGCAGAAAATCGACTACCGTATGGCCTGCGCCGCCAGAGAGAATGCTGGGGCGTTGATGGAGGTCTGCGCCTTTGAGGACTACCTCGACAAGCCCGTGAAGGTCGTCAGTGGCCGCAAAGTTCCCATCGGAACGACCGGTGTTGTGTTCTGGGTCGGCATGAGGAACTACTCCAAGTACGGCAACTGGTGGAGCTGGGAGGTGAGGCTCGGTCTGAAAACGGAAGATGGAGAGACGTTTTTTACATCTGAGAGAAATGTTGAGTGCTTGTAATAGCCATACATAGTGCTGGTGGTTGGCAGACGTTGAAATAACTGCGGAAGGCCGACCACCAGCTATTCTTTTGCTCAGATGATTAACGAATATGATAACATCAGAAAATTTTTTTGGAAATTGCAAATAATGCTTGACTGTCGGCAGCATTGCTTGTTACGATACGACCATAGAAACTTACCAATCAGTAAGCTCGGGAGGCGACAACGATGACAATCAACGGAAGGCGCAGCTTCACCAACAACGGCAGAAGGTACTACGTCCAGAATAACCCAAAGTATGGCCGGAAGCGTGAGACTGACAACTACTACCTGACGGAAGTAGATGAGTCCGGCAACATGAAAATCTTGTACAAGAACATCGGATGGGAGATTCCGAAGTTCGAGACGATCAAAGAAGCCCAGCGGTATGTCCGCGAATGGGACTTCATGCTCGAAACGATGTAAGGAGGCACAAAAGATGGCACAGTACACTGATGGATGGCACAAAATTTGCGGTTATGACGTTTACATTGAAAACGGAGAAATCGTAAGAGGAGTTTCCGATGATTGGTCTCGCCCGTTGTATGTGTATCGCTTATGCAGGAACGGAGATGGATATGATCGTGAGGAGCACATCACTCCGGCAGCATTTAGAGCAGGACTGAAGCGGGGAACTGTAAAAATGTTTTAAGGAGATGCAAGAATGAAATTCGACTACGAAAAGCTTCAGCTTGATAAAAGGAAGAAATTCTTTGATGCACTTGGCATCGATGATGATGGACGGCTCAATCCATTGATGACCCGCGATGAGTTCATTGCATTTTGCAAAGTCAAGAAAACCGAGAACGAGAAGTATGGCTATCCGAGCGGAAAAACGTGCGTTGAAGTGTACTTTGAGTTCGCCCCGTACCACGACATTAGCTACTCGTACTGTTTCGATGATGATACCGTGTACGAGAGCAGATACTACATTGGAGAGTGATGCTGGATGAATGCTTTGACAATCGATGGAATGGAATCTAAGCGTAACCTGTTCCTAAGCAAGAGGTACGACGATAAGGCCAAGTTTGCCAAAGATGTGATCGGCGTATGCCGGAAACAGAAAAAGCTGACCGCGACCAGAAGCATTGAAAACGAGCAGCGAGGTTTCTGCTGGAAGGAGTGTGTCAGAGTCTGCGATGAGCATTGGCGCTTCACGTTTTCCATCGCGGACAATACAGTTTCGACCTCAGCGTTGCTTGTGTTGCCGAGCGGACAGCAAGTGACGTATCCGCGCACGACATGGGGCAGCCCGGGACATCGGTGGGATTCTGAGCTTCGGGAGTTCCTCCTAAGAGAAGTATGCAAGGAGGGATGAGTATATGAAAGGACTTATCAGACGCGCGGAAGTGGTCGGAAAGATCACGTCCGCTGATAAGCAGATGGCATACCGACAGATGACCGGAACGGAAGTGTACCAAGAGATACTTGGCATACTGAATGAAGCGCAGGATGTGGACGCAGAGCCTGTGACCTATGGCGAGTGGGTTTACGGCATTGATGGCTGTCACTGTTCCGAGTGCGGCTACGAGCCGGAAAACATTACTGAGCGCTGCCCTCATTGCGGGGCAATTATGGAGGATACAGAAGAATGAGCAGACTGACAAAGCGAATTGGCGGGAGTGTCATATTCCCAGAGAATATTGTGGGCGTGTCGATGACCCCAGACAACGATACTGTTTACGCGATATTGAACAAACTTGCAGCGTATGAGGACACCGGCCTCCCTCCGGAGGTGTGCGCCAACTACAAGACCTTCGAGGATGAGTGTATCAGTAAAGGCGTTACGTTCAGCAGAATCGTCGAACTTATGAACGCCGACGCGGATGGGCGGCTCAAGATTGTGCCCCGTGCACCGAAAGGCACGGTCTGTGGAAGCTGCGTTCATTTCGACAGAGAAACCGGAACGGCACATGGTTTCTGCAAAACGCAGACGCAGATGAGGGTGTCTTCCGAGTTCCCCAGCGGGAGGACTGAGCCGCGCTACGTTATGCAGAGCAGACCGGCCTGCAAAGGCTATGAACCGTTAGAGGAGGATGGCTGATGGAAAGTGTGATGTACCGTTTGAGCGACGATGTTATATATGCTGCCGAATGCAACCGAGATGACTTTGCAGCTTCTGCGTATGAAGATGTGATGCGAGCATTAAAGAAACTCCGGCAATATGAGAACACCGGGCTGACACCGAGTGACGTACATTCCTTGTGGGGCGAATGGAATGCCATGATGTCAGTGCTGAACAGCATTGGCGGCGGCTATGAACGCCTCCGTCAGCTTGCAGAGGCAGATAAAGCCGGACGCTTGGTGGTGCTGCCGGAAGGAGGAGAGAGCGATGGCTGAATACGAGCCGAAGCCGTGCCCGTTCTGCGGATGCAAAGCCCAAGTCCGTTATACGGGCTGTGGAAGTGGCAGCCATGGCTACACCTCCAATATCCTGATGAGAAGCAAGGCCGGGTTCGTTATATGCCTGAAATGTGGATGCCGGACGCCAATTCATAACAAAGTATCTCGCGCTATAAACAAGTGGAATAGGAGAGCTGACAGTGGCGTAACGGCGCAGGAGTGGATTTCGGTCAAGGATATGTTGCCTAAAAACGATGAGATCGTGATAATCTGCACAGATAAAAACTTCATATATGCTGGTGAGTTGATTGGAGATACTTGGTTTTTGGATAATGATAGTTGGACGGCAACTGTTACCCATTGGATGCCACTTCCCCAGCCGCCGAAAGGAGAATGAATAATGGATGAATACGTCAAACGCGCAGCGATAATGGAGTTCCCAATCCGGAAAGACCATTGCGACAAGGAGCGCGCGAATGAGCATTTTATCTTTGGCATTGAGTCGGTTCTGGAATATGTACAGAACCTGCCCGCCGCCGACGTTGCGCCGGTGGGCTGGATCAGCGTCAAAGATAGGCTGCCGGAGCCGGAAACCGAAGTTCTGGCGGTATGTGTGAGGAACGGCTACCGCTTCATCTGCCCCGTGATTTATGAGAATGGAACCACACTAACGCAAGACAGCATATGGAACTGGTACGAGTTGGACAATTACGGGGTGTACAGCGAAGAAAACGATGATTATTTTGTCCCTGAAGGCTGGTGGGAAAATCGGCAGTTTACGCCGGATGACGTATACAATAATCCCGTGGACTGCGCCGTCACGCACTGGATGCCGCTGCCGGAACCGCCGGAAGAGGTGCAGGGGAATGAGTGAAAGACAAGAACACCGTCAGCGCCTTAACGCCAGGATTGCATACGCCGCCGCTATTGAGCGATGGGCGAAGAATCAGCCGCCACGCATTTGGTTCTTTGCCGTCAGACGCTGGCTGAAAGAGATGCCGAGAAAGGAAGATTTTTATGCGGCTGATTGATGCAAACAACGCACTGGAATTGTTCCGGGCAGAGTACCAGAATACGGAAATTCTGATAAAGCAAGGCGAAAAGCAGCTTGATAGCCTTGCAGAGGGGTACACGGAAGCGGCGCACATAATCAAGCACATTTCGCCAACCGTGGATGCAGTGCCAGTGGTGCACTGCAAGGACTGTGCCCATAGGACTGAGATGGGTAATTGCGGGCACCCACGCTACCATGGGATTTTGCCGCCAGCGTACCCCTATGATTTTTGCAGTTACGGCGCGAGAATGAACGGTGATAGTAATGATTTGGAGGCGATGAAGGATGGCAATTAGCAAATCAAAGCGTGAAGCGGTCTACAGAAAGTATGGCGGCCACTGTGCGTATTGTGGGCGCGAAATCGCCTACAAGGATATGCAGGTAGACCATTTTCAACCATTGAGGGCGTGGGGGATTGAGGACGCTGGAACAGATGACCTTGACAACCTCATGCCATCCTGCCGAATGTGCAATCACTACAAGCGTGCACATTCGCTTGAAACTTTTAGACGGTACATCGCAGAAATTCCGAGAAAGCTGCGCGAGAACTATATCTACAAGGTCGGCGTTGTTTATGGCAATGTCATCGAGGCTGAAAAACCGATTGAGTTTTACTTTGAGGCGCAGGAAAGGAAGGACGGTGGCGATGGTGCCAAAGCGGATTAACCCACGAAGAGTCCCGCGCACACAAGCTGATGTTGATAAGGCATACAATGATGGCATTGTTGAAGGGCTTAACAGAGGCATCGACTTGATGCTATATGTTCTCATTGACAAGCACGATGCACCAATGGACGACTTGCAGCAGCTTGCTTCTGAACTCAACCATGCTGCCTCTTGTGTTGCTGAGGGATACATCACATGGCCTGACATCAACCTGATGTTAAAGGAATACGGCGTTACTGCCGTACTTGAGTAGGAGGAGAAATGAATGGAAATCAATGTTTGTCCATTGTGCGAGGGAAAGTTGTTGCATACCACGATTATTGCGTCTGTTCTGATTGACAGTCATTACTGCGCGAATTGCGGTTATCGCAGAGAGAAAGTTCGCAAGATGCCCGGAATGAAAAAAGGCCAGTGCGTAAGAGCGCGTTACAGAGATATTCGAGTCTGATTTTCGCGGCCAATAAACTAATATGATAATTCCGGAAAATTTTCTTCAATTTGCTTGACAGGCAGCGCTTCAGACTGCTACGATGTCGTCAACGATAAAACTTACCGAACAGTAAGCGACAGGAGGAAAATCATGAAAGACTTACGGAAAATGATCGAGGCTCTCAACAAGCAGATTTCTTGGGAGCAGGAAGAACTCGGCAAGGAACTTGCAAGAGTAGCTGAAAAGGCGAACGAAGACCGTGAAACCTCTTACTATCTGGCGGATGTGGAGCGTGTCGTGAATGAGGCGAAGGAGACTCAGGCGCGAATCCGGGAGCTTGAGACCAAGCGCGATCTTCTGCGCTACGCGCTGGAAGAATTCTAAGGAGGGACAAGCAATGAACTTCAAGATCAAAGACGTCTATTCGGACGGAAGCGAAATGTTGATTCGTGAGTTGCAGCTCGATCACGATCTTCGGCGGCTCGGCTACGACACCGAGCACATCGACTACATCATCACCGCAATCTACGAGAAAGCGAAACGGGATGGCGATCGCATCGAAAAAGATGACCTCGCAAGCATCTGGCAGTAAGGAGGAGCAAGCAATGAGCATAAGAGAATACGCGAAAAGCGTTGGGTTCGAGGTCGCCGGCAAGCTGAAACGACTGCCTGATGTCTACTACGGGATGGACAACAAGCACCACTACCCGCTTTGGATTGACGAGGCCGGGAACGAGTATTGCGGGAGCAACGGAGGGCGTGATTGCTACTGCATCATCACTGCGGACGGAGGGGTTATTTGATGAACAAAGCAAGACGCCGGTCAATCGAGAACGTCATGAACCAGCTCCGTGATCTCCAGACATCGGTTGAGAAACTGAGAGATGAAGAACAAGAGTACCTCGACAATATCCCGGAGAACCTGCAAGGCTCCAAACGCTATGAGGAGTCGGAGAGAGCAGCTGACAGTCTGGATTCTGCGTATGACAGCATCGAGGAAGCCTGCGGCAACCTCGAAGATGCTATGCTCGAAACGTACTGATAGGAGGATGAAGGCAATGGGCAGAGGTAATGTTTGCACATTCGGAAAAGCGGAGGGGCTGTACTTCGTGGACAATGATTTCCTCGATGTCTACAGCAAGCTGGTGGACGCAGAGAACAACGTATATGACTGCCGCTCCCTGCGGGACGTCGATGAGGATGGCTACGAGTACGACGAGGTCGAGAGCCAGTGGAAAATGGACGAGTTCCGGTATGAGTTCTGCGAGGCCATGCGCCGGCGCTTCCCAAGCTTCGAGTTCGTCGATAAGTGGATTTCCAACACGAGACTGGCGCTCCTCGAAAACGACCTGTTCTACGTTGTCTGCGAGGACAACCAATGGAGTATGGCAATCGAGCTGATTCAGAAAGAAGGTGAATACGGTGGTGAAGAAAAGGTCGGGCTTCAGATGGGACTGTACCGGAAGTACCTGAAGGGTATGGAAGAGATTCTGCTCGACCTGAATGGTGAGGTTGGAACCTACAAGGGCGCGTGGACAAGCGGCGTCCTCTACAAGATTACATAAGAAAGCGAGGAAAGATCATGGGGCAGCAGAAATACGCAGTTTCACTTGTGAGAAAGGTATATCTCACAGATGAAGACATCGACGGCATTATGAGCTGCGCTTTGGACGGTGGTATCACCGCTATGTGGTGCGCGAGGGTTGAAGTCGTCGAAGGGAAGTACCTCGGTGAGTATGCCAGCGATCAGATTTCAAGAGGCGGGAAGCTCCGCTTCTATGACCGAGAGAGCAGCGATACATGGGTGCTGACCCAAGGCAAGCTGATTCACGGAATCGAACTGGCTTTTATGCAAGGCTACGGTCTGGAATGGTTCGATGAAAACGGGAAGCTAGACATCTTCAACATCGACGCGAACGAAGCGGACACGATGGTGCAGTTTGCTCTATTCGGGGAGGTGGTGTTCTCGTGATTACCGAATCTATGGTGCGTGAGGGGATTCGTAATGGGAGCATCCGGTTTGTCAAAGACCCGAATTTTGGATACAGAACCGTCTGCCAGATCGGAGACAATTGGTTCTACTTTGGAGGCGAAACCGCCGAGAAGGTGCAGCCAGAGGCATATCTGCAAGCCGTACCGATGGAAGATGTCGTCAGCGAAGTGCTCGGAGTGCTTGATGGCTTCGCAAGGGAGCGAGATGCGTTCGGAGACGAGTACGCATACTACGAAGCGTACCTGCGCGAGAGAGCGGCGCAAAGACCGAAGACGAAGATCGAGAGAGCCATTGAAGTCCTCGACCCGAAGCACCGGGAGCGGTACGAGAGCATCGAACCCGTGAATGAAGCCTGCCGGATGGGTATTGATGCGCTAAAAAAACAGATTCCTGAAGCCCTCGACTATGAGGGCGATGGGTACGACACTTCCGGAGAGCTTATCTACGACATCGCTGTCTGCCCGTCCTGCGGCAGACACTTCGAGCTTGACTTCGACGAGGAGGCGAAGTTCTGCCCCGGATGTGGACAAGCTCTTGATTGGAGCAGTAAGCCGAGAGCAGAGAAGGTCGTTGGCTATGTTATTGGGAAGCCTGACACCTGCACTCTGAACGGCAACGTGTATGTGCTCGATGATGAAGGAAACGAGAAGATGTTCAGCACCGAGGCAAAAGCACTTGACTTCCTGATCGCTCACGGATACACGAACAAAGACATCGCGTCCGGCGCGGTGTTCATCGAGGAGGTGAAAGAATGACACGAGAGGAGAAAATCAAGGCTTTGCAAGACTACTGCAAGTCTCAGGGGCGGGATAATGATGGTAAATGCAAATGCCATCATGCGTGGGACGAGAACTTCTTCTGCCATAAGTACAGTAGTTACAGTGCGAGCGAAGAAACACTTGACGAGTGGCTCAAAGCGGTTAATCCGCAGAGTCAAGAAAAGGTGAACCATCCTGACCACTATCAGGGCAAGCATGAGTGCATCGATGAAATGGTTGCTCTGTTTGGCGTTGACGCCGTTATCGGATTCTGCAAGTGCAACGTCCACAAGTACCGCTACAGAGCCAATGCTAAGAACGGTCAGGAAGACCTCGACAAGGCCGACTGGTACATGGACAAGATTATGGAATTGGAGGAAATGAAATGTTGACGATGGGCGAGTCTATCAAAAAAGCGAGAGAGGACAGAAGCCTCTCTCGAACAGCGCTTTCAAATAAAAGTGGAGTCCTTCCATCAACGATTCGAGCGTGGGAGCATGACATTACGAACCCGACAATCATGAATATCTGGGCTGTTGCTGATGCTCTTGATATGAGCATCGATGAACTCATTGGGAGGACAATCGGATGATTAAGATTGAAAACGTAGAAGTGGTTGGCATGAAAGCAGCCGTCCGTGGGATGCGGAATCCGAAAAACTCATGGGAGAAGAGCGACAGCTCTGTCGTTGATGGTCATAGCTTTTTCGTCGGTGATAACGATTTCTCATTGATGCGCACACTCGCCAACGCCGGAACCGATCACGGGAAGTTCATGCGGATGATTACCGTATATTTGGACGTCACTGCCCCGCTGTACTGGTGGAAGGAGTTCGATACCTATAAGGTCGGAACAGTTGCCAATTCCTGTTCTACGATGCACAAGATTGCGGACAAGGAATTCACGCTGGAGGATTTCAGTCATGAGCATTTGCAAGATGATTCAGTAGCTGTACTGGAGTCTGTTATCCATACATTGAATGTCCATCGGGACTGGTTCAACAACAAAGCGCTGGATGATCCGAAAATTGATTGGTGGCAGATGATTCAGCTCCTTCCGAGCTCTTACAACCAGCGGCGGACTGTCATGCTTAACTATGCCGTGCTGCGAAACATCTACCACGCCCGGAAAGATCACAAGCTTGATGAATGGCACTACTTTTGCGATTGGATTGAGTCGCTCCAGTGTTCCGAACTTATTACCGGGAAGGAGAAGAAGTGAATGTGCATTAGACGTGGCGATATCTACTATGTGAACCGCAGTACAGATTACCAAACCGTTGGTAGCGAGCAGTGGCCGGGTCGTCCTGCTATTGTTGTATCCAGCGACCAAATCAACGCCAGCTCAGATGTTCTTGAGGTTGTATACCTCACAACACAGCCCAAAGAAGAGCTTGCAACGCACGCGCATATTCGCAGTGCGAAGAAGCCGTCTGTTGCATTGTGTGAGCAAGTTACAAGCGTCTCATACGAGAGACTTGGAGACTATGTTGGGCGCTGCACAGATCTCGAAATGCAGATGGTCGATACGGCAATCGCTATCAGCCTCTGTGTCGGCTATGATACTGCTGCTGAAAGCACCGGGGACTCTCTCGACAAGAAGAACGAGCGCGAAGAAATCATTCGCCTCCAGACTGAAAGAGATATGTATAAAACAATGTACGAGCAGATGCTTAATCGTCTGCTTCCAAAGAACTGAAAGGAGACAATAAGATGAAAGTTGTGCTTGATAATGGCGCAAAGATGCCTACCAGAGCGCATGAAACAGATGCCGGCCTTGACCTGTACTCGAGAGAAGACTGCATTGTCGAAGCAAAGGAATCTGCCACATTTGATACCGGCGTGCATATTGCTATTCCGAACGGATTTGCTGGTTTCCTCAAGAGCAAAAGCGGATTGAACGTAAAGCATGGCCTTATCAGCGACGGCGTTATCGATGCCGGATACACCGGAAGTATTGTGGTTAAGCTGTACAACCTCAGCGGGTATGATTACAAGATCAAAGCCGGAGACAAGATCACGCAGCTCGTTATTCTGCCGGTTGCGACAGCGCCGCTTGAGCTTGCTGATTCGCTTGATGACACCGACCGAGGCGCTAATGGATTTGGGAGCAGCGGCCGATGAAGTCAGTAAAGCTAGTCCTCAAAATGTGTGCTCTCCCCGCACTCATGACCATCAAGTCTGTTGAAATCTGTACGAAGGCTACAGTAGCAGCTATAAATCCTGTAAAAAATAAGTTTAAGGGCTGATAAACGATGCAGTTTAACACAGAGAATATTGACAGCAATAAACAGCCACGATATACTTGCACCATAATAAATGTTGGAGGTGATATCGTGACGCCAACTGAAATCTGTAAAGACCTGATTGACAGAAGCCCTCTACAGCAGAAAGAAGTCGCTGAGAAAATGGGGTGGTCTCAGCAGAGAATTTGCAACAAGTTGAGACGCAACGATCTGTCTGCCGATGAGTTCGGCAAACTACTCGGTATCCTCGGTTACGAGATGAGAATCGTAGAAGCTGATACGAGCGATGAGGTTAGCGCTCGAAGAAAGGGCGTCGGAGCACGACTAAAGATGATGGTGAACGGCGTAAAGTATGATACATACAAGTCAGATGCCATTTGCCATTCGGACGAGAGCAAGGATGTCTTCTGCGAACTGTATCGTGATGAGCAAGGAAGATACTTCGTTGCCACCTATGTAAAATGGGATGGTGGCGTAAGTTCCATCTCTCCAATCGGAGACGAAGATGCGAACAGACTGATTGAACAACTTTGCGAATGATATTTGGCAGGGCTGAAAATGCCCTGCCAATATTTTTTTGCCCATAAGGTAAACACATACGATAATTCCAGAAAATTTTCTCAAAATTTGCTTGACTGGTAGAGCGCAAGGCTGCTACGATATCGTCAACGATAAATCTTACTAATCAGTAAGTATTGGAGGAAAATCAAATGGAATTCATCGAGATCAGAACCGTTGGCGCAAGCGACATCCGAAAGCTGTGCATCAAGAACGATTGGTACACCAGAGGAACCAACGACCAGTACCGGCATCTCCAGCTTGACCTCTGCGAGTGGAAGGACAACCTCACCACCGAAGACATCGTGGAGATCGCAGAAGACATCATTGCTCACAGCGATATCGAGGCCGATGGCCGCACGGAAGCGGAAGTCATCGAGAGCGTGGCGTTCGAGATCATGCGTGTCTGCAACAACTTCATCACCGTTAAGGAGGTCTAAAAAAATGATGTACAACGAATTCCTAGCAGGAACCGGAGCACCCGAAAACAAGGAGTCCTACAACCAGTTCAAGCTGATCGAAAAGATTTACATGGACTGCGAGCAGATGAGCAAGGCGGGAGCCTACAGCATCTGGAAGAAGACCTATGGCAAGGAACTGAAAGCCCGGAAGAAGAGAATGGCTGACCGCGCCAAGATGCTTCTCTCCCCGGTGGAAGAGTTTGAGGCACTGCCCGATCAGGAGCAGACGAGAATCGCACGGGAGCTGAGCCTGATGGCTCACAAGGCTTGGTACGAGGGCGACGAAAGCAGCTACTCGTTCTGCGCAAGTGGCAGATGCTACACAGACACCTACGGTATCGTCTGGTTCATAAAGCAGACCGGCTGGGCACTCAATGGCAATGCTGTTTATGGCCTGTTCGCTTATGTTGATGGTACGATTCGGGATGCTCACTACAGAGCTTGAAAAGGAGGGAAAAGCAATGAAACGCGGCATGACTATCAAAGAAGCAGCACATGAATGGGTGCGTGAGATGAATGCAATTCCTTGCAGTGTTGTCGAAAAGCTGATGAGCATCGACGATGATGACATTCACGAGGTGACTGAGCCTACGGTTGGTGACAGAGTTTACTGCTATCAGCCGCTGAGCGAGCGCTGCGGCGTTATCGATGACATCTACGAGGATGGCCAGTATCACATCCAGCTTGACAATGACTCGTGGACGGATGCAGAGCGCGATGACTTTGAGGTCAAGCAAGACGGTGACCTTCCCATGTGGGGGACGATGTGGACGTTCGGCGACAGTGCGGATGACTGGTGGCTGGAAGAGGGCGACGGAATCAAGCTCATGTCCGAGTGTGGGTTCCGCGTTTACGAGTCTGAGGACTTCGGGTTCATCTTCGGTATCGACGGCGCTGGATATGATTTCTACGAGTCGCATTGGATTCCGCTCTACAAAGCCCGTGGCCTTCGGTGGCATGACCCGGCAGCAGAGCAGCAGTACCAGATGGAGCGCAAGGGCTACACGGTTGGCAAGATCGGAATGCGGCAATACTGGATGGACGGAGATCGCGTGGTTGAGGAGGTGATCAAGAGTGAATAAGGAGATGGCCTATCGCATAGTCGGCGAGCACGTTTACATGGCGCGTCTGAAGTACGAGGGAGACAGAACAATCGTTGTGCTTGCAGACACGATGACCGAAGCAACTGAAAAGGCACAGCAGTTCTTCGGATTGTCTTCCGTGGTCGTAGAGAGAGTATGGAAGACATACGACCCACAAGTTTATGTGGCATGGGGGTGTGAAAAATGGGGCTGATGGAAGCGCTCGAAAAGGCTGGATACCCGCGAGAGCAGATGTTCAATCATTGCTCCGACCTGTATGTGTTCGTAACGCCGCTCACGAATCGAGTCATTGATGAATGGCTCAAGGAGAATGGGTGGCACAGAGAACCGTTTATCACGACCTTCCGCGACCAGATCACAGGGAAGATGATGTTCGATATTGCCTTCCAGTACACACCGTACTGGGAGGAGAAAGCGAGGCAGATATGAGTAATGCGTATTATGAATATATGGCTGAATACATTGCAAACGAAATTGGCTGCGTCAATGACCCGCTTGTTCTAAGCCTGTATTTAACAGCTGTTGTAGCTCAAAGATGCAAAATTGGAGCAGTACAGGACGGAACTTGCAAAGGCTGTTTGTACGGCAGTATCGGGCATAATTGTCGTGAACTTTATAACATCAGCAAGGAAGAGCTGGGTTCCTTTTCAGAAGGGATGGTTGCAGAATGAACGATATGCAGATGGAAATGTGGGACGCTCTGTGTGAGCTTTCCGGCGAGGAGGCTGCGCGGATGTTCACCGACTACTACGGGAACCAGCTGCTCGATGATGGATTCCGCGCTTTCCTCGGCGAAGAGGGTGTGATGCCTGAAATTGATGACGAGGATGAAGATGAATAAAGTGCTGCTGAAAGAGAAGGACTTGCAGTTCCTGCTCCAATGGAGGGACGAACACAAAGACCTTGTTCGTCTCGGTGTCGCACCGATGAAAGCTGTGAAGATCATCTGTGTGGACAGCGGATTCACAATCACCGGCATCCGAGAGGAAAATGAACTGCGGTTGACTGTCAACGAGAATGGCAAAGGCATTGGAAATCTCAAATTCGAGCTGCTGGAAGATGGGTTGTGCAAGCTGGTGAGGGACACAACGAAGCTGAGCAAAGAAAACCGGCAGGCTGTCCTGACCGTCTACTGCTCGGTGATGGCTCTGATCGTGTTCGGAAAGTTTACCGTGGACGTCGGCCAGAACGCTGCGCGGAAAAAGGAAAGCCGTCCTACAAAGCCCACAAAGAGCCACAAAAGAAGCCAACGGAACGGGGTCACTTACATACTCTGTACGACCGGCAATGAGCTTCAAATGATGGCAAAAGGCTCACACAGAAGCCCACGCGGTTCCTTCTCCGTCCGTGGACACTACCGCCATTACAAAAGTGGGAAGGTTGTCTGGATTGACGAGTACCAGAAAGGAACCGGGAAGGCCAAAAAAGGAAAGACATACAAGCTGAAGAAGGAGGTGAATTGATAATGTACACCTGCGAACAATGCAAGTTCTTCCCGGACTGCGAGAAGATGTTCGACATGAACCCTCATGAATATCGTGAGGATGGCGTCCATATGCAGTTTGTGAGCGAGGTCGAAAAGAAATGCGACGAGTTCGGACTAAGCGAAGAGTGCGTGTACAAGCGCCAGTATGTAAATTATGATGGTACGCTGACAGACTTCGCGTTGCGCTCTCTGAGTGCCATGGATGCCATGAACTACGACCGAATAACAGATAAGTTCCTCGATACACTGTCCGAAGAGCAGCTTACTGCGCTTACACTCAAGATTTTTGAGGCACAAAGGAGAAGGGAGAAAAACTGATATGCCTACTGAAGAAATGAAGAAAGAGTTCGACTACATTCTGGAGTTCATAGAGGGCGGCGACTTCGTTCAGTTCGTTGAGGTGAAGAAGCTTATGGCGCTCTGGACGGCGTTCTGCTTGCATCACGGACTCGACCCTGACACGAGCGCCTACAACTGTTACGCCCTCGAAATGTGGAACTATCTAGAGGAGAATTTGACCTGCCCGTGGCCGCCCGATAAATTCGAGAATTTTGGCCTGTTTATGGGCGCGAACCTGTGCTGAAAATTGCGGTATGCGTTGATTTCGGCGTTGGCTTGTGCTAAAATAAACGAAAATGTTAAGGAATAGCACCCCGGCGAGCGGAAAAATAGGGAGAAGCATCCTGCTTCCCGTAAGCATAGGGGATGCGATGTTCATTGCGGACGGACTCGATGCCGGCAGCTGCAAATGAGGAAATAAAAAAACAGGCTCGCGATCGCAAACCTGTTTTTTTACTGGATCGGTTCAGTTTTGCGCAGCTTCAAATGCCTGCTGCAGATCGGCGATGATATCGTCGGGATCCTCCAAGCCCACTGCAAGACGGATCAGGCGATCCGAGAAGCCGGCAGCCTTTGTGCACATGGAGTGCGTCAT